TTACGTGACTTCTTCGCAGCTGCGGACCAATTTCGGACCAATCTGGAGCTTTTCCAGCTCCTGCCAGTCGTTGGACGAGTTAATCCAGCGCGCATAAGTCGATAAGAGCATCTGCACGCTATGCCCGAGCTGTTGGGCGATAAATGCGGGGTTGAGACCAGACATTAAGCATATTGTCGCATAGGTGTGGCGGCAGTTGTATGGGGGGCGATACCTGATCCCCAAACCTTTGAGGATCGGGCGCCACTGGTGGTGCAGGTCCGAGGTCTGCTTGACGTGTTCCCCATTCTTCCCTGGCGGGAAAACAAACGGCGACTCCTTGAATTGCCCTTTGCCCTGCCTGCGGCGCTCCGCATACTGCTTAGCGAACTCCAAAGCGTGAAGCGCTCTGTCGTTGAGCAGCACGAATCTATCCCTCCCGGTCTTCGTCCTTTCCTCAACCACGCCTAATGCGATCGTTCGCCGAACGTGAACGGTCTTCCTGGTCAAGTCGACCGTATCCCAGCGCAGCGCCAGTCCTTCGGACAGCCGCAGGCCCGTGAAGAACATGAACTCGAAGAAGGCAGCATAGATGTGGCTCGGCCAGTGCTTATGTTTGTAGAGCTCGGAGATGATGGCGTTGGCCTCTTCCAGGGTGAAAGGGTCGACCTCTTTCCTGGAGCGTGCCGGCAGTTGGATAGCCTCCGCTGGATTCCTTGTGATAAGCCCGTCCAACACGGCGGAGCGCAGAATGGTCGACAGCTTGACCATTGCGTTGCGCTTTACGGAAGGGGAGGTCCAATCGATCGATGCGATGATTCGCCGGAGCAGGGTGGAGGTGATTAAGTCAATGCGCACCAGGGCGAGGTGTGGCATCCAATATATGTTCAGCGTGCTCTTGTAGTTCAGCCTGGTGCCTTCCGCGATCTCCCGGCTATCAAGCCACAACTGAGCGTATTCCCCAAAAGCCGGGATACCGCCTACCACGCCTGCGGAGCCTGGGAACAACTCCGCGTACTTGTCATGGTCAAGCAGGCCCAGCTTGATGAGGCCGTTTACTTTATCGCGAAGCTGGGATGCAGCCTTGATCCCTTTTTGTGTCGGGGGGTAGGGAAGGGTCTCACTTCGGCGAGTACCTTCCCACATGAACCTGAGCCGGAGCGAGCCATAGTGGACGTCGATGCCAGGGGGTAAATCCATTGGCTTTCCAGCCATTCGTCGTATCTCCGTTTGCTGTAAATGATCCGACCGCCGTGTTTCATCCAGACGCCTTCGGGGATTGCCCCGCGGAGACGCCGGCCTTCCAGGGCGCGCTTGGTGCAGCCGAGCAGGTCGGCCATTCGCTGTTCGGTGACTTTGTCGATGTCACCGGTGGTTTCTGTTTCCATGGGATGGTCTCCATGCCGTCGGCGGCGGTTAGGGTTATGGATAATTCATAATCCCGCGGGTAATCTCCGGCTTTCTTTTTCCAGAGCCAGGGGTTCGCATGTCGAATGGAATCAAGTGGGGGGCACTTTTCCTGCTGAGCCTTCTAATGGCCGGCTGCGCTAGCCAACGCTTGAGCTATGCACCGTCTGCTGCGCATTTCAGTGATCGTCAGCAGGCTGCTGATTTTGTCGAGCAGTCGTTCTTTGAGGACTATGGAAAGAAATTCCGGCCGCAGTCAGTGTTGATCACCGACAAGGTCATCATCTTGTCCGACGGAGTTATTTCTGAGGCCACAGGGTTTGCCTCTGCAGTCCCTATTGGCGCTGGCGCCATTGCTGCTGGCAGCAGCAGGAGCGTGACTAAGGACGCCAGCAGGCGCATCTATTTGAGCTCTATTGACGACATCTCCATTTATCAAAAGCGTGGCAGATCTAGTCGTTTCACTGTGGTCATTCGCGGAGCGGATGGCCGAGAGCTTGGGTCAATTCGGACCGGCAGCCTGGAGCGGGCGCAGCGATTCAGTGATGCCCTGATTTACCTGAAAGCCTCGGCCAGGCCTTGATCTTGCCCGCGCATGTCGGCGGGCTCGTATGGTTTAATCGGGGATTGATAGGAGGATCGATATGGCCAAGGAAACTAGAAAGCCGTGGGGCTATGCAGCAGTCACCCTGATGCCAACTGGCATCGGGTTCGCTTTCAGTGGGCTGATGACAGACCAGCCGGCCTTCATCTACAACGGCCTTGGCATGGCCATACCGGGTGTGTTGCTGGCCGCCACGCATTTCTGGGCGGGACGTCGGCGGGCTTGAGTTGTAGGGGGAGGGGTTAGGCGCGAGCTTCGAATAATTCGATCTGCGCGGCCTGGGTGTCGCGGATGCTGATTGCCTCGGCGATGCGCTGCTGCGCAATGTCGATGTACCCAAGCGGGTTGCCACGTTCGTCGGTGTCTTTCTCGATGCCGATGAAACGTCGGCCCAGTTGAATGCAAGCAACACCGGTTGTTCCGCTGCCCATAGTGTTGTCGAGCACAACCTGGCCGGGGTTGGTGTAGGTTGCGATCAGGAATCGCATCCACGCCACAGGCTTCTGGGTTGGATGGAAGTTTGCCGTCTGCTTGTCGCTCGAGAAGAACTGCACCGACCGCGGGTACCGCTCGGTCGAGTCGTACTCGGTGAGAGACAACGCCTTGCCGTAGCACTCAGAGTTGACCGTTTTCCGCTTCGCCGTGCGGCGCTGGTGGCCATCGGTCATCTGCGGGTTGTAAACCGGCTGGCGCCGGTAGAAGACCTGGGCTGATTCGTGTGCCCGAAGCGGCTGCTTTTTGGCATTGAGGAAGCCCGTGGCGTTACCTTTCTCCCAGATCCACTCGTAGCGATAGTCACGCGGGTTGCTGGCCACCACCAGCGAGCTGAACGGTTGGGCCGCGCAGAGCACGATTGCTGCATTCGGCTTGGTAATGCGCAGGTACTGCTCCCACAGTGGCTCGAAGGGGATCACCACGTCCCAGGCGCACTTCGTCGTGCCGTAGGGCAAGTCAGCCAGCACCAGATCGACGCTGGCGCTGGGGAGCGACCTCATCACCTCTAGGCAGTCGCCGCGGTAGAGGCTGACTTCGTTCATCGCGGCCCCCTGTAGATCAGGTAGGCCATGTACATCAGGGGCAGGATCATGGCGCCACCTGCTTGCGGTAGCCTGCGTCGTAGAGCAGCCCAAGCCCCTCGAAAGCAGTCTGCACGCCAGGCCTCCAGTAGGTCGCCCACATCTCCTCGATCGCAGCAGCTCTTTCATCCGTCGCAATTTGCTCGGGCGTGCGGCATGGCGTGTAGTCCACCTTGTCCGTACGCGTGGTGATGAACGAAAGCGATTCGGATCCGTCGCTATGCAACTCCATCAGCCATTCGTGCTCGGCCTTGCGGGCAATAACCTTGACGCGGCGGGTGTCGAGATTGTCGAAGCCCCAGATCGTGTTGTGTGGCGTCACCATGCATTCGGTTCCGGGCGGTGGCAGCCCTTCGCCATTCCAATGAACATTGCTCACAGCGAATACCTCTCTTCATTCCAGCACGTCACACCGCGGCGGCTGTCGTGCTGCACGTCGATGACGTTCGCCTGGGGCTGTGGTTCTGCGCTGGAGCCGGTGGCCAGCAGGAGGAGGCAGAGGGCGAGGCGGGTCATCGGCTATGCTCCCCATTGGAACGCTCGCAGTCCGCGGCGAGCTTCATCAGGTTGATCGTGGTGGGGCTGAACCCATCGGTGTTTGGGTAACCCTCAAAGCGATGGCCGGCCGGATAGGGTTCAAACGGACCGTGCCAGCACCAGTTCATTTTCCAGTCTTCCCAAACGGTGTAGGCATCGCAGCCTTCACCCCAGTAATTCACTCCACCTCCCACGCTCCAGATATTGCTGACCCGCGTGCCTTGCTCGTAAGCCAGTTCGGTCGGTTCGCCCTTGTCGATCCATGCGCCGTGGAACTGCGACGGTGCTATTTCCAGCAGGCGCTTGCTGCTCTTCTTCTCGATGCGCGCCTTCATGACTGCACCTCAGCGTTGTAACGCTCGTATCCCTCGCCATACTCCCAGCAGTAGGTCGCCGGCCAGCATCCCCGCGTGCCCTCGGGAACCAGGTTGTACATGCGGTCATAGGTGCCATGCCCTGGGGTTGTCTTGACCCATACATGCTCGGGGCCGCCAAGCGCCCAGCCGGGATGCTGCTCGATCGCCGCGGCCATGAACTGCTCCAAGTCGTGATGACCCTTACTCATGACGATATAGGTGTCTTCACCAACGCTACGCACATCGAGCGGATATTGATTTGTGGTCACCGGTCAGCCCTCCGTTCCCGCCAGATAGGACGGCTCAGTGGTTTCTGCCAGCCATTGGCGAAGACAGCCGCATTCCGCATGCGGGGGAACCTCATCCACCCATTGGCGATCAAGCATGCTTTCGCTCGTGAGCTCAACGTCCCAGTCGGCGTACTCGGACGGGTCATCGCCATTCATTTCAGCGAGGATGCGGCGAGCCTCGTCTTCGCTGGTTGCCGCCACCCAGTCGCAGTCGCCAACCTGATAGCAAGCGAGGGCTGGCCGAACTGGCTGGCTACCATCGAGCTCAAATGGCGGAGGTGTGATTTCTTCAGGCATGACGATTCCTTGGCCGCTCACTCGCGGCAGTTGAATAGAGGGGAGAGGGGTTACAGTAGAAAGAGTACGGATGTACTCCTGTCAGTGTTCGGCGCCTGGACGGGCGCAGGCGTTCTCGGCCATCACCCGACATTCGACTTTCGTCGGCCCTTGGTATTTGGCGCAGCAGGGGTGAGTGCAGGCGTTGCAACCATGTGGGTCGTCCGGCGCGGCTGGTTCTGCGCTGGCATTACGGCGATGCTCGTCGTAGATCCTTTGCGATTCTTCGTCACTCTTCAGGCAACCGCACCGGTATGGGTGGGCGGTGTAGTCGATATGGCACAGGCGATCCGGATAGCCGACTGGCGCGTTCGGCTCTGCGCTGTCGGTCAGCTGGGCGGTTGCTTCAGTGGCATTACGCCCGAGGCGGGCTGCCCAGTAAGTCGCGGACTTGGTGCCAACCGCAACCTCGCGGCAGATCCAGTCGGACGCTTTTCGGAATTCATCGCCCAACTTGCGCAGGAGCGCACCTTGTTCGGCCAGTCGAGCGCTCAGGCTGTCGGAAGCGTAGTCGCCCTCAGCGACCATGAGGTCCAAGCGTTTCACTTCGGCACGCAGTTCCCCGGCCTCACCAGGGGGAGCCATGGGGCCGAGAGCCACAACCGACTCGCCGATAAGCTGTGCGTCTTGCTCGGCCTGAGCCCTGTCCCACCAGATCGCCGAGCCAACGAGCCAGGCGACTGCATATCCCTGGTTCTGCCCGGCTTGTTTAGCCATGGCCTGCACGATGCCCAGCAGCCGCTCGGGGCCGATCTCGTCGGTATGGCCAAGGCAGACGTGTTCGCCGTCCGGCTGTGTGCACTGGCAATCATCGGTGAGCTCTTCCGAGCTACCGACCCAGCCGCAGCGAGTGCATTCGACGGCATAGTAGCTGCCGCCCAGGGGCGTCTCGCCGATCACGGGCGGGATGCTGGAAGTTGTGGATCGGTTTTCTGTGGGCATGGGGATATCTCGCGGTCATTGCAAATGCTGAAAAAATATGGCTCAGTACCATGGACTCACCACAAGCCCCTCGGTGAGTAACCATGTACTTCCTCCAAATCCTCAAAATCTTCCTTCTTGTCGCCAGGCTGGCGAACGAACTCATCCGCCTGTTCGACCACTTCAGGCCGCTGCCTTGAGAGCCTCGACAAACCGCTGGCCCAGCTTCGGAGGCACAGCGTTTCCGGTCATGTGCATGGTCAGGCGATGGCTTGCTGGGCGCTTTGTGTCCGTCGGGAATGTCTGGGCAGCCAGCGCCTCATCGGCGCTGAGCATGCGCATGCGGCCGCCGTTTACCAGAGCCCACCGGTCGAGGGTTGTAATCGTTCCGATCGGGCGATTGATGTCACGCCCAGTGAGCCCGGACCCCTTGCCGTAGTACGGCATAATGAATCGATCGCCGAACCGCTGGCGGCCATTGCGAACCCTGTCGAGGGTGGCCTGGGCGCGACCAGGCTTCTCGATTTCTGACCAGCGCCCCGCCTCGAAGTCGAGGAAGCTGCTGGCCGGAACGTGCTGCTCACGCTGGAACTGCAGCATTAGCGGTGCCCGACTGCGCGTGATGACAAGGACCAGTCGAACGCGGTGTTGCGGAATCCCGAGGTCGGCGCAGTCAACGACATGCGGGGCGACCTGATACCCCAGTGCCTGTACGGCAGCAAGCCAGGCCGGGTAGAGCGCCCAGGCAATGAACTCTTCGACGTTCTCGACTAGCCCCGCTTCGGGGCGGTGGAATTCAAGGGCTGATACCACCGCCCAGGCCGTCGAGCGCGATGCGTCGTGCCGCGGGTTGCCAGATGCCTTGCCGCGCGCTCTCGAATGGCCCTGGCAGCACGGTGAGGCCAGCAGTAAGTCGTGGGCTGGAACCTCTTCCCAGCGCGCTTGGTGTAGGTCCTGGCATACGTGATGTGTGTCAGGGTGATTGGCTGCATGCCACTTCACGGCCTCTGGCCAGTGGTTTGCTGCCCAGAGGACTTTGACACCGGCATCGCGCGCGCCGGTGCTCCATCCGCCGAGGCCGGCGAACAGGTCGATTGCTGTGGTCATTGGGTGCTCCGAGTCAGCGTTTCGGATAGGTCTTGGTGAAGTCGCCGTTGACGACATGTCCGCGGCGCAGGATGAGGTTTGCCAGTGCGGCGCGGTCCTTCCGGCTGTGGCTGGCTTGGCTTAGGAGGCCAAAGTAGCTGTTGGCCGTCTCGCGCAGGTTGTCCGCCGGCACCGCTGCCGTTCGCTTCAGCGCCTGAGCAGCTGATCGCTTCCGCGTCGTTCTTCGCCACGGCTTGATCACGTGCCCGACGAAGTCGACGCCGCGATCAATCGGCTGCAGGATCGTCTTCGACGGGTTGAGCCTGACTCCCAGGCCCGGCAGGAACTGCTCGATCCGCCAGAGCCACTCGTTCAACTGCTGCGGCGACTCATGCAGCAGGACGAAGTCGTCGACGTAGCGGATGTAGTGCCTGACCTTCAACTCGTGCTTGCAGAACTGATCCAGGGCGTCGAGGTAGACGTTCGCGAAGAACTGCGAGGACAGATTGCCGATCGGTAACCCCAGGTGCGCAGGCTGCGTCGTGAGCTGCTTGTGCTGCGGCACGCGATTGAATAGATGGCGCGGGCTGCGTATCTCGTAGTCTTCGCGTGGGTCGTGCCACAGCACCTGCAGGGCGAGCTGCAGCCACCATGGTTCGGCGATCCGCTTCTGCAACTGGGCGGCGAGCACGCGCTTGTCGATCGACACGAAGAAGTTCGCGAGGTCGCACTTGAGGTAGAAGCCCGGTCGCGACCAGTTCTGGGTCTGGCTTCGAATTTTCGACTCAAGCCGCGTGGCGGCATACAGCGTGCCTCGTCCGGGGATACAAGCGCAGCTGTCCGCTATGAAGCTGCGCTCGATCGCGGGGCCAATGCGGTTGTAGAGCAGGTGGTGAACGATGCGGTCGCGGAAGTCGGCGGCCCACACCTCTCTGGCCTTTGGCCTCGTGACCACGAAACAGATCGAGCGACCAGGTCGATAGGTCCCGGCCTGGAGCTCGTCGAATAGGTCGAGGAGATTGGCCTCCATGTCGACTTCGAAGCGGCGGGCACTCGCAGTGTTCCGTTTGTGTCGCCGGCAGTCGTAGTAGGCAATGACCAGCTCCTCGAATGTGAAGCTCGCAACGGGTGAATCTGCGGACGGGGCGCACGAGACGCTCGTTGTTCTTGTCGTTGTTGTTGAGCCAGCCATTCTCAAAGTCCATGTTGTAGGCGTTGTTGGCTGAGTACTGCGACCTGTCGTGCTATCTACGTCGCCGGGACGATTGCTCAGCCCGGGAACTGCGCCAGACCTACCGGCATACGTCGGCGGTTTCTGCGGTGCGCATGGCGGTGTCCACAGGACAGCGGCACGACCAGATTCAGCGCTCAGGCGGGAGGGCCGTAACCCTCAAGCAGCGGGCGCGGTTGCGGATTTCTTCCAGGCGTTCGCCTGGCGGCCGACGGAGGCCGTGAGCTTCATTGCAGTGGCGTGCTGCCCCTTGCTGATGAACCCCCGGGTTGTGAGGGCGCGCAGCAGGTAGTTCAGCATCCACACGCTTTCGAGCAGTTGGTTGAGGTGGGCGAGACGATCCCGGCTCATGTTTGCCCGACCGATCAGCACGAGCACCTGAAGGCATTCGTCACGAATCTTCGAGCCAACGACCTGCTTCAGGTCTCTCGGGATGTTTCGTACCAGGTCAAGTGCAAGCCCGAGCAGTTCTTCAGCAACCTTGTGGATTTCCAAATCCGTGTGCAGCGCCATCCTGGCATCCTCGAAAAGCGAGGGCGCCTCTGCGCCCATGAATGAAGAAGTGAAGTATCAGAAGTATTTTCTGCGGACGGGGCGCACGAGACGCTCGTAGAGCTTGCCGCTGCTGAGGAGCCAGCCATCCTCAAAGCCCAAGTAGTAGGCGGTGCCGGCTGAGTACTGCGAACTGGTCCAGTGGATGCCCTTGGAGAAAGTCTCCGGAACTGTGCCTTCCAGGAACGACGCCTCGCGCCGCGCCATCAGGTAGAAGTCCTTGTGCCCATCCCGCTCGAACTTTGCGCAGAACTGGGCGGCCGGGTAGGTGTTGTCTGTTTCGACCAGGTCGGCAGTGTTCGTCATGCCGTCGTGCGGGCTCATTGCGCCAGTAAACTCTTCGCCGTAGCTGCCGAACTCCAGCCTCGCCTCGGCGTCGGCGCCGGTTGGGATGATCAGGTAGTACGGCCTGTCGCCGCCTTGGAACAGCCCGCCATTCACGCCACCCTCACCGGGCCATGGCTCGCCAACGGCGGGAACGCTGTTTGCCTCGATGGCTGGCGCCGCGGCGATGGCTAGGGTTGCCAGCTTCAGCACTACACCCTTGTCCGGACTGCTGATCGTCAAGTCGCCACTGGTGTAGGTGGTCAGTTGATTCGCTTGCATGGAGAGCTCCTGTGAGCGAGATAAGGGTGCAGGCGGCCGGCGCTTCCCGGCGTGCTTCTGGTCTGATCGCCATCCTGACGAACCCGGAATCGCCTGCGAGAGAAAGAAATGAAGGGGTGAATTACTGGATAATGCGGCTGCGGACGGGGCGCACGAGACGCTCGACGTCCTTGCCGAAGCTGAAGAGCCAGCCATACTCAAAGCCCATGTAGTAGGCGCCGTTGGCTGAGTACTGCGTACTCAGGTAGTGCCAACGATCCTCGCGCAGGGTCACCAGCCCTTCGGCCTTGGCCGCCATCAGCAGCTGCCCTTCCAGGCAAGAAGGGATGTAGGCATCCAGCTCCAGCGCTTTCTTGGCGATCTCGCTGCCGCCCTCGGCCATTGCGACGCTATTCGCGTAGCCGTCGCTGTAGCTGCTGGCGCCGGGGATCTCGACGCCATACTCACCCCAGACACCCTCGAATTCGTCGGTGGGAAGGATCAGGGCGCGCTCCTGGCCATTGAGCCAGTAGCGCGCAGCGAAGACGCCGCCAAGCAGTGGCTGGCCCAGGGCGGGGAGGTCGGATGCGGCGATGACTTGCTGATTTGCTTGGGTCATGTGGTGCTCCTTGATGCCGCTTGGCGGCAGGTAGGCATGCAGCTGCCTGCGACGGCACTGCGTTATTTTGTGGATCCGCCTCATGCCGCAGCTTTCTCCTGGTGCCATGCGCCGACAGCCTCGAAGACCGCAGCGGCCTGAGCCTCGTCCACGGTCACGATGCTGGGAATCGCCAGCCAGGCCATGCCGATCCGATGGTTCGGATTGCACTCGTCGCTGACCTGTTTGTAGAAGTGCTGGATGAGGTCGGTGAGCTTCTCGGCCAGGTGGACGCCTTCGGGACTGAACTCCAGCGACTTCGTGTACTCCTCGCCATCCTGGCCGATGCACAGGCCGGCGATGTAGATCGTCCAGCGGTGCGGGATTTCGCACATAGCGTCGACGATCCGGCGGCTGCTGACGTTCTTGCAGTTCCTCCAGTTGACCAGGCCCTGCTTGCCGCTGGGGTCGATGTTGACGACGGCGACGTGGTTGCTGGAGAGGAGGGCACGGCAGGCACGTTCGATGCGAGCACGGAAGTTGTGAGGCTTGCGCTTGCTCATAAGTCGTCCGCCATTTTCCGCAGCCTCGCCCGCTCGGCGGCGGTAGGACGTTGACGCTTGCGGACCAGGACCGTCTCCGGGTCGATCTTGTCGCTCCGCACCGGGAGCGGGAGAGCAGGGCAGTCACCCAGCTGGATCATCTGCCGGCCAGATGCGAAGAAGGCAGCTTTCGCTGCCTCCAGTTGTGCCTGACGCTCAGCGCCGGCGAGGATGTAGTTGTTGGTCATGCTGCCTTGCTCCTCAGCTTCGCCTCGTAGTCGTCGACGAGCAGTTTGAATTCCCATAGGTCCTGTTCCAGCGCCTCGATGTAGTCATCGTCACGCTTGAACTCGCGAAGCCAGAGCTGGCGGCCCACAGGCTTGAGAAGCGGGCAATACATCCCGATGTGCCACCACTTCCTGCCGGTGATCCACATGCAGCCCTGGACCTGGTCGATCACGTCGCTGGCATCGTTGTCGATGTGGAAGGCCCGGAGTTTGTCCGGGGCGAGGAAGCATTTGTACTCGCTGCCGCCATCGTCGTTGATGAAGCCGTCAGCGCTGGCACCGAACGCCCCGTCATCGGTCTTCACCAGTCCGACCTGCGTCACGACCAGGCCTGTCTGGATTTCGTGCTCCATCCTGGCTTCCGGTTCGAGCTCATGGCCGCGGCGCATCTGCCAGGTTTCGAAGCCTCCATCCAAAGGCTTGCCACCGATCCGCTCTACCGCCAGCTCGAAGGCGTAGGTGAGGGCGGCGTTGGATGGCTCGCCAACCTTCTCGCCATCCAGGGCGCGCTGGACAACCTCGGCTTTCGGGGCGGCTTTGTAGCCGGCCAGTTCACGCGCCCTGGCTTCAGTGCGGCCGGCGAGGAGGGCTTCGACATAGGTCCGCTGCTGGGTGGTCAGGCCGTTCACTTTGGAGCGTGCGGTACTGAACATGCTCGCGGTGATGGTCCCGGCGCGGCCCTCAAGCCATTCCTGAGACCCTTGTACACAGTTGATGACGATCATGCGGCTGCCTCCAGTTGTTTTCCTTTGGCCACCACAGCGGCCTTGACCTGTTCGTAACCCTGCTTGTCGTTGGCGCTGCGCAGCTCGACAACCGCTACTTTCCAGACTTCCGTCAGGGCCTCCGGGTTCGGGGCGCTGGCAACGCGGTCGAGGATGTCGGGAACCAGTAGCTGCTGGGCGGCGTCGGTGTTGATCTCCCCGGCGCCTTGGCCGTCGTCATCCCGCATCTCGCTGGTGGTGATGTTGAGCAAGGCGCACATCACGTACCGTTTGCCGTAGGTCGTGGATGATCCAACCGCCTGGACTGCATTGCGGCCTTTGCCGATATCGACGGGCAGCAGCATCGTTGTCTGTTCGCGGTGTCCGTCACGGTGCATGAGGATTCCGGTGATGCTGACCCCAGCGCCCGTGTGCTCGACCTTGAAACTGATCGCGAACCCGTGGGTTTGCATGATCGGCTTGAGCGTGGTGTTGATGTCGTCGAGCGTGGCGTAAGTCTTTTCGGTGTGCTCGTTCAGCGCGCCATGCCCCACCGTAGGGATTTCGCACTGCATTTCCGCCATGGCGGCGTTGAACGCGGCCTCTGCGGCCTTGGCCTGCATCCGCTCGTGCATCGCCAGCAGGCGCTCCATTTTCTCGATGTCGCAGGTTGGGTCGGCTGCCGCGCGGCTGATGACAGCCAGGATGCTGGTGTCAGCTGGTGGCGGAGCGACCGCTGGCCGGCGTTGTTCCGGCAGGATGATGGGGCTGGTCATGGTGACGGCCTCAATACTGGATGGTGACGTTGGGGATTTTGCGCTGAGCGATCAGGGTGACCGCTTGCTTCGCGCAGGCCTCTGGCATGCCGCCCTCGATGAAGGCTTCCAGGGCGGTGCGATTGATGGCGCGGCGGTGCTCTTCATCGCGCTCACGGGCTTCTTGCTGGCTCAGGATCACTGCGGCAGCGGCATCAGCACGACGCCGTTCGTCCTGGCGGGCCTGTTCGGCGGCCTGCTCAGCTCGCCGGGCGGCAGCTACACGTTCTTCCTCGGCTTGACGGAGGGCGGCTTGACGGTCGATTTCCGCCTGTGCCGCGGCGCGCTCCGCTTGCTCAGCCTGCAGTTTCAGTTCCAGCTCGCGGCGGTCAGCGGCGGCCTTCGCTTCCTGTTCCCGGCGCTGAACGGCCTCCCGTTCGGCCTGGGCTTTCTGCTCAGCCTCAAGGCGAGCTTTTTCTGCGGCCTCGCGAGCAATACGCTCTTCGCGGTCTTTCTTCTCGCGGGCTTCAGCCTCGGCGCGCAGGCGGGCCAGTTCTGCCTGCTCGGCTTCGTACTGCTCACGCTTGGCCAGAGCTGAGCGGAGGGCGGTCAGGACCTTGTCCTTCTCGCGCGCTGCCTCCGACTCGAATTCCTCCCAGTGCTCGCCGATCTCCATACCTTCTGCTTCTGCGATCAGCCCTTTGATGTGCAGGGAGCCCAGTTCACTGAGGTCGTCCGCCAGTGACTTCAACCAGGTCAGGCGCTCGTTGTGCTTGTCGATCCTGGCGTCCTCAGCGGCCTGCCACTCGTTCAGCGGCCGGCGTACCTCTTCTTGCCAGGCATCCAGCGTATCGCGCATCCGCTTGCGTTCGGCGTCGATCTTCTTCGGGATTTCCTTGAGGTCGGCGACCAGTTCCTTGCCGACGTTGTCCAGCGCCGTCTTGGAACGAGCCACGCTGTAAGCGATCGAGGCGATGGCCTCGCGCCCCTTGCGGGTGCTGACGTCTGGCACGAAGGCGTCGAGTTCGGCGCGAATCTTTTGAAGGAACGGGTCCAGGCCATTGGCAGCCTGGAATACCTGGAGGGCCGTTTCTTTCGGCGGCACCTCGACGAGTTGGGTTTGTGCAGACATTGGAGTGCCTCGCGCCAGGGCGGCGCCTTCAGTTGGGGAAGTGGGGATTGGGGAATGCCAAGTCACGCCCGTGAAGTCAGGCGGGCAGCCCTGGCTGCCGGTGATATTTGCGCGCTCTTGCCGGCCTACGCTCCACTCAGGGTACGGTTATCGCCGAAGCGCCCGCCGTGCTCGGGTGTGTATTCAGGAAGTGATGTTGCCGGCCAGGGCGCTCAGGAGTAGCCAGCCGGTGCAGAAGGTCAGAGCGATGAATGAGCCGCGCCAGGTGGCGAATCGGCGGGCACGCTGGCGGTTGGTCATGGCGAGGGCCTCAGATGCTTGCGCACAAGCTCGTGCAAAGCCTTGCCGTCACGACTTATGCGTTGGCCGCGCAACTGCCATTTTCGAGTGCTTGGCCAGCAATCGATGACCTTGTTGCCGGGAAGCTTCAGCACAACGTGGTAGCCGTCATTGTGCTTCGAGTGCTGAACACCGGTATTGCTCAGCCAAGTTTCGAACCGGGCCATGTTCTCCAGCTTGCGGGCCTTCTTGTCGACCGAATCACCGCCACCGCAGGTGCGGCAGGTCCTGGTGTAGCCAACATCCTCGCCTATGTACTCGCAGCACATGGCGCAGTGGCTGCCGTCGGCGATGCTGTCCTCGAAGAAGCTCATGCCCTCACCTCATACCCGACTGTCCACTCGCCGCAGATGCAGGCTCGGCATTTCCAGGCTTGCGGGTTCTCGATGCTGGCCAGTTCGGCCTGCTGAATCGCGGCGGCGAAAGTTGCTCCCTTGAACAGCAGCAGAGCGCGACCTGCGGGCATGGCATGCGCTTCGGACAATTCTGCTACTTGCTCGTCGATGAGCGACTTCACAACTGGTGTAGTCATGCTGCCTCCTGGCGGGCGCTGACGGTCTTGTTGAGGCGCCCGCAGTGGTGGTCGAATTCGTCGATTGTGATCCGCCCGTCCTTCATCATTTCCACCAGTTGGCGCTGGATGGTGGCTTCGAACTCAGGCGGCGTCTGGGGATGGCTGAGCGCTTCGAGCTGTTGGTCGATCAGGATATGAGCACTCATGATCAGATATCCTCCGAGTCAGCGATCACCCCATCCTCTGCCAGAGGCTCAACGAGACGGTCTGCAATCTCGCGCAGAGCTTCGATAGCAGAAGGGCGCCCGAGGAGGTTCTCGGCAACTTCTCTCCCGTCGCGCGGACTGCAGAGGGCGGACCATACAAGCTGGCCCAGAGCTGAGGGCGATGCCCCGAAACCCTCAAGGCAACTCATCGCAAGCTCATCGAGCTGCTCGGCAAACTGCTCGAAAGTGACCTGCCTTGCAGGCTTGCCGCTGCGCTTGACCGTGACATCGCCACCCGCCAGCAGTCGGTCGGAGGCATGCTCGATCCACGCCTGAACAGCGTTGCCGTGGGCAGAATCATCATCCGGCTCGGCGTTGTCGTAGCGCCATTGTGCTGCTTGAAGTGCGCTCATGGCGTCCTCCAGTTGGTTGAGTGGCCGCATTGGTCAGGAGCCAGGCGCGGGTGACCAAACCCACCGTGAAAGGTGGCCTGGCGCCTGCCAATGCGGTCGAGTGAAGGGGGGGAATGCCCGCTGCTATATTCCAGTGAGTCGATCATCGATAAGGAGATCCAAATGAGCTGGGATGAGAGCAGGCGCAAAGCAACTTGCGCTCAATGCGGGCATCAGGGAGTCCAGATCGCCCGCTCGGACGATTGGGGAAGATCCGAAGACAGATGGGATGGCTTTGACACCGTGCCCGCCAATGACTACGAGTATCATCGCGGCCGATCCCAAGCCCATGTCCCGATCTGCAAATGCGGGAGCCGGAGCATCGAAATTGGCCCGGTGATATCCCCGTAACAGAAGGCCCGAAAACCTTGGGCCCGAGTGTCAAAGTTGCAGGCGCCCGGCACCACCCGGGATGTATCTGGCCTAGCCCTTATGGGCTCCGGATTCGCCTGCGTGACGGAGTAAGGTGCAATTCAATTGCGAGGTTGCGATCCAGCTGCAGCGATCGCATCCCTGAGGGCCTGCAACTGGCTGGCGGGGAGCTCGCCAACGAGCTCATGCGGAATCGCGTCAAGCAGGGCGCTCGCCGCTGTATGCACAGCTTCCAGTTTGGGTCGCGAGATTGACGGCCCGCGCATCGTGCCGGCGGTGACCTTCGTCTTGCCTTTGGCTTGGGCCCTCTCCAGTTCGGCGCCGAGCACCTTGCCGGCGTCTTCACCGTGAGCGCGCACAACCTGGGCAGCTGTCGTCGCGGAGACCTGCCCTGCTGCGACCAAGCTCTGCACGTCGGTGTTCGCATTACCGACGGTGACCACCTGCTCGACGTGCTGTCGGGTCTTGCCGACTTTCTTGGCGATCTGGTCGACAGTCCAGCCGAAGGCTTTGAGGCGCTTGTAGCCCTCGGCCAGTTCAAGCGGGGAGAGCTTTTCGTTCTCCTGGCTGGAGATGATCCGGGCCACTCGATCGGCATCGCTGCCTTCGAATGCGACAACCGGAATCCAGGCCTCCAGGATGTCTGGGTTGTCCTTGTTCGGCGTGCGCGGGAGGCGACCGGCCTTGTCCAGCTTGATCAGTGCGCGGCGCCGGCGGTGACCGTCGACTACCCATACGCCGCCCTCCGCCCGCGGGCGAACCTCCAGCGGGGGAATCTGGCCGCCGCCGGCGATGAACTCAGCCAGCAACGCGATGCTCTGCTTGAGTGCGGGACCTTCGGTGCGCAGGTTGAAGCCCGGCTCTTCATGAAGGTCTTCGAGCTGGACTTTCATGGCGTCCGCGCGCCGGACCTCGCCATCCTTGATCATTTGCTTGAACGATTTGGCCATGCAATTGTTTTCCGTTGAAGTGGCTGCATTGGTTGTGTGACCCAGTTCGCGGAGTCGAACCGCGTCAACCGGTGTAGCCCTCGCCGCTGATCAAGCGGCCTGACTGGGTCACACACCGATGCAGCCTGGCGATAGGAGCCAGGAGATCGGGCCAGTCTGTTCCTGGCAGTCAAGGGATAGGCGCCGGTTACGCTGTCCGGCTCCAGCGCTCTATGGGGCTTGCGCCACGGTCGAACTGGACGGTTTGGCAAATCACGACGCGGGCCAATTTCTGCAAGCTGGCCATGCTTCGCCGGCAGTTAACGACAGGCTGTCGCGGCGCTGGTTGTTCAGTCGTCCTTTTCCTGGACTAGCATCTTCTCGATGTCTGCCGGGTTCGGTTTTTTCCAGTTTTTGATCTGCCCCGTTTCCAGGTCGATGTTCAGGATCAGATAGTCGCCGTAGTGCTCGCCCGGGAAGAAACCGGGAACGTAGCCCTCGTAGCTGCCCACTTCTTCGCCCTGTGCGTCCTGCAGTCCTGCTGCAAATCTGTCGCGCACCTTGATGTGAAGGCGAAGCTCTGTCACGTCGACCTGAACCGTTTTCTGCTGATTGATCTGCATGCTGCATTCCTCGGTTGATTTCCCGTCTGGTCCTCAACCTCGAAGGCCAGCCGGTGAAATCAGTGAGAGGCGAATCTGCGGTTCCAGCGCTCGACCAATTTGAGAGCTCTCCCTCGCGACTTCACAAAACGAACTGGGCGTATCTCATTTTCCTGGGCGCAGGGCAGTGAACTGCATTCGGTGTCACTCCATGTCTTTGAGATGGCCCATCCCTTGCTCACACTGTGACCCTCGCAGTAGAGCTTCATGCCGTGAACAACTCTTGCTGCTGGGGTGTCGGATTCAGGAAAGCCACCAGTTGGTTCGTGGACCACTCCGTGACGTCGGTCCAGTCGGGATGCAGAACCTTGAGCACGGTCGGGTGTAGCCACCTGCCTTGCTGCTTGTCGGGGCTGATGCAGAACTTGAAGCCCTGGTCCCGCAGGTTCATGCCGCCTCCTTGCAGTCAGATGCGGTCATGCGCTGACCGTCTTCCAGCTCGACCACGCACACGCCATTGCGGTAGCCGCGCTCCGTGTTGAGCCGGTTCGCCTCGCGGATGCAGGCAGCCAAGTCGCTGTCGGTGAACACCTGCAGCTCGCCGCGCAGGGTGATGCGAATGACCCTGTTCATGCTGCCTCCAGAGCCTGCTGGGCCAGCAGCTCAGTAACAGCCTCGGCCGGCGTGCAGCCGTCGGCGTAGAGGTCATGCAGGTCGCTTTCTTCTCGCGAGCCCAGGCCTACCTGATTGCCAAGCAGCGCGGACGCCTTGTCGATCCAGCGGTAGTAGGTGCGCTCTTCAGCGTCTGCGCGGCATTCATCAGCCGCCATGGTTGCCATGTTGAACATCGTGAATCCCTCCGTTTGATTTCCCTGATACCCCTCGGGAGAAGGGCACCAAGTGAAATCGTCCGCACCTGCTTACCAGGTCATTCGCTCAGTTCGGTCAACACCTCGTCCGCCGTCGCAGTGGTCTGCGCGTTGGCAGGCTTTCGGGCCTGTCGGGTCGCTGGTCGCCGGTAGAGGCAAGTGCGGTTTTGTTCATCGGTTTACTGACCTCCCACCGATGGAGCCGGGAGTGACCTAACCGGTTGGTCCGGGTAGTCGGGCATGGCGCTGGCTGTTAAAGAGCGGCGGCCGGTGAGGGCCTCCCGAGGGGCTGTGTAGTGCCTCGGCGAAGTGAAATTTAGCCCCAAGCTAAAATATCGTCAATAGCTCAAAGCTAAATTATTTTCGCTGAGCGACAAAGTGCTGCCCGCTGCCACATCCACGCTGGCCCCTTTACGTTCGATTTAGCAGTCAGCTATGATTCGCCAATACCTGTGCGAATATACAGTAGTGGGGGGGTAGGAGCATGGCAGCAGTACTTCAGGAAATTTCGCTCCCGGTGCGCGAGGAGCTGTCAGGGATCGAACGGTTAGGCCTGCGTGTATCGGCGATGATTAACTCGCCGATAGCGCAGTTGGGGAGGAGGGTGCTGATTCACCGCCTGGACACGGACAGCGACCAGGACTGGGAGGCGATCATGGAACTGCTATCCGAAACGGACGGCCTGGATATGACGTTCTGCGATGACGGATCGGTGATCCTGCAGTGGGAGAGGGCAGAAGATTGTGATCAAGCAGTAAGTCGGGGAGAGGATGAGGGGGACGACAATCCGAATAACGACAATGCGCCCTTCTGATGGGATCAAATGCCCGCGCAAGGCGGGCTAGGATTTCTCGGAGGAGCCGTTAAAGCTTGGACGCATTGTTCTTGGTTTTTTCAGCCGCGGCGCGAGAAGCCGCTTCTGCTGCCGGCTTGTTGAGTACCGTCGCGCTGAAAGTATTTATGTCGGTCGAAAATCGCTGAAGCGTGATGCTGACGCGAGCTCCATCCCATACCAGGGTATCGTTCACAAAAGATGCCCCAGCCTTCGTTTTCACCGCAGGTGCGGTGCGCGATGTGGGCTTGCCGTACTTCTCAGTAAAAAGCTCGGCGGCCTTTTCAAAATCTTCGGTGTTACCTGTGAGCAGGAAATACTCCACCTGGGGGCCGCTCAGCCCGGCAGAAAGGTGATAGTTATACCGAAGGCCAATCGAAGGCTTTCCCTCAATCATGTAGAGATTGCCGTAGGGCTTTTCTCGGCAAAGCTGTGCTTGCTGGAAGCCAATCACGCCCGGCGCGCACTGAGGTAGAGCCATGATGCTGCTGCTTTCGAAGGTCAGGCCAAGGAAGCTCGAGGGCTCTTGGGTCCAGACCTTGGCCGTTGGCTTCGCGGCGAAGGCCGAGCTTGAAGAAATAACGAGTGCAAAGATGACGGCAGATTTCATAGAAGACGTCCCTGTGAATTGAGCCGCCATCCTACCACTCTGGCCATCCGCCATCCGCCATCCGCCATCCGCCATCCGCCATCACGCACCCAAAGAAAAGCCCGTACTGCTACGCGGGCTAAAGGGAATTCGGATGAGCCTTGACTGTGCAGGGTAGGGCGTGAAAAAGCGTGAAGGTATGAAAAAGCCCGCCGAGGCGGGCTATGACGTTTCAGCGTATTTGCGTGGCAGGCCTCACGCCGCTTGAAGTGCGTCGTATAGGTGCTGATTGTTTCCGTCGTAGACAACAATGGAAGCCGACTCGGCCAGAGCAACCATAGCTTGCTGAGTGGACTGCTCCTCGCCTCGCTCCAGAATGATCGTGCGCTTAGTTCTGTCGCGGGAGTTTTTTAGGTCCCCCATTTTCCCGACAGCCCCATAGATGCTTGCCCAGTTCGGTTTCCCGGAGGATCCAGCCGCGATGGTCTGAATTACCATCTGATCCGGCCTGCCGATGTTGATAACGAAGGGGAAGGTCAGTTGGTGACCGCTGGCCCCGCTGAGCACGAAATCTCGTCGCAGGCTCTCCTTATACCTTCTTGCCAGGATCGACCCTACCTTGCGTTGAAATTTTGGGACATGGATAACCAGCATATCGTCACACGCATCTCCGATCCGGGATGCCGCCTCGATAAATCTGGCGATCTGGAAGCCCGCTTCATCCTGGGAGCAAACGGTATGCAGCTCCCCATTCTCGGAAAAGGACATTCCACTTAGCTTGGCAATCTCACCGAATTTTCTGGAGCGCCTCTGGTCCGGCGCTATGCCGTGCGTCATGGCCGTGAAGAGGATGTCAGAGTTATCAGTGATCCGGACCAGGCCGCGACCGATATCTTGAACAAACGCACCAATTGCCGCGCCATCAAATGCCAGGGTCAGAGGGGACTGAATGTATGTCAGGCCATCGCTGATATGGCGGCATTGAAAGCCAAGCTGCCTGCTGATGTCTGCGCAATTCATAGGAGATCCATTTGCCCGCTGTTTTCTTGCGGTCCTCGATTAGGGAGATTGAAGGGTGGTGCGCCCTCAATGTTGGCACGCTCTAGGAAGATGCGCCACAGAGCCTCAATGTGAACCCGATCGATGGGCTCTGCATAGCCAGACGAGCTTTCAGGAACAGGGGTATGAAGGTGCGGGTGGTCTGCCAGCTTCTGGAAATGCGGCATGCCCCGGCCAACAGCATTCACATGCGTGGTGGGCCCGTTTTCATCCAGGGCAAGAACCCTTGCCCCTCCGGACACCAGGGTCATGCTGACTTTGTCAGGAACTCCAGGCAAATCGCTGAACTTGTGGAACAAGTCAATGAAAAGCCCCTCTTGCACTACACCTTTACAGGAAACTGGCACGCGGCATTTATGGGCAATAGGGAACCCGTTGCCGCCCGTGCCAACCCATAAAATGGTGGTAGCTCCAGCCCATGCTTTTTCCAGAGAAATCGCCGACATAGCATCGACGTATGGAATTTTTCCGGCTTTCGCCATCCCCTGCTCCCTGCCACTAGGGTGTTGTAGTTATTGGTCGACGCCATGTCAGATGGCGTGGCCGATGGAGCGGCGCTAATTGGCCTTCTGTCGTGCAATCTTTCCTGCTTTCACCTCATCCCCATACCCACCAGCCGATCCTCCCCAGCCTGCATCACCTGGCAGATCCTGATCACTGCCTGGGCGTCGGTCGAATTTCCCGCCTCGCTCAGGCTAACCGCAATCCGCATCAGCTCGACGGCTGACCACTTGAGGTCGGAGACCAGTCCTTCGAGGTCGCGGCGGAGGTCTTGGTTGGGCTTGGTTAGGGTCATGGTTACACCGGCTGGCCATTCCACACGTAAAGCACTCGAGCGAGAATGTGGGTATCGTCCACGCGAATCTCCTCGGGGTCGTGATGCTTGTTGTCCGAGATCATCTTGAAGCGATCCCGGCCTTTCTTCTGCAGGCGCTTCACGTACAGCATTTCGTCGTGGGAGAAGAGGTAGATGCCATCCCCAGTGAATTCACGGATCGTGATGTCGACGAGCAAAGGATCACGGTCCTTGATGGTCGGAGCCATCGACTGACCCCATCCGGTGATCATTTTCAGGTGGAAGTGCTCTTTGAACTTCACACCCATCTCGCGCAAATGCGTAGGGCTGACCCGAATGTCCTGGAGCATCTCGGGATAGTCGTGGGGGATCTGCCCGCCACCCATCGCGGCTCGAACGTCGTAGTGGGCAATCCACACCTCATCCCCGACCACGCCTGGACGTGAAAAGTCGGCGGTGATGACGTTCGACTTGGGTTCTTCTGCCGCGGCGAGCAGTCGCTGGCGCGTTTCTTCAGAAATCCCTTTGCCACTCTTCGCAAGCATCTGCTTCACCAGGTCAGATGCTGAGGCCGGGGCAGAGTCAACCTCTGGCGCCTCATCCGGCATTGAGTCGAACCAGCCGCGCGGCAAACCCTCGAGCCCCTCTATGCGCCTAGCAACATCATCGCCCAGGTTCTTGGCCGTCTTGTCGGAAAGGATCTGGCTCAAGTGCGCAGCCGACATCTCCCAGCGCTCGGCACAGGCCCCTTTTCTCTGGCTGCCAATCAGCTTTACCAGGTTGTGCTTGCGAATCTCGTAGATATCCATGCGGCGAAGAATGCCAGTGTTTAGCTGGCTGCTAAATGTGCGCAAAGCTAAATTTTCCCTTGCTTGAGTATTAGCCGTAAGCTAAATTTCGCTTTATGTGTAAGGAGAACCCTCATGAATGATCACCTCCGTGATTGGTTGGGCGGGGCCACGAACGAGCGGCGTCAGCAGGTAGCTGGTGCTGCGAACACAACCGTTGGCCACCTATGGCAGCTCGCAGGTGGTCACCGGAAGGCTTCTGCCGAACTTGCTGAACGACTGCAGGACGCCTCTGGTGGCGAAATCACCATCGCCGGCCTGCGCCCCGATCTCATCCCATTCGCACGAAAAGCGCTCAAGGGCGCTGCGTAATTCTTTTCTCTGGAAGGAGCCATCCCAGCATGTACGCCAACCCCAAGCACCTGCACGACCGGGAAATCAAGGTCCGGGTCGACGAGGACACGTTCAACCTGATCCAGGCGCTGGCTGCGTTTCATCGAACCCAGCGTGCAGTGCTTTGCCGCGAGCTGCTCGAGGCGCAGCTGGCCGCGTTGGCTTCGGAGAATACCGACGATAAGAGCGTGGCCTGAAGGCCCGGAGGAGGGCCCATGCCTACTGAACAGGTCGGCCTGGACCAGGAACTGATGGAGCAGCTGGTGCGCGAGGCGGAGCGTCGGGGGATGACGCCTTCCGCACTCGCTGCAGATTTGATCCGTCGTGAGCTGGCTAGCCGAACAAAACCGCGGAATCCCCGTGGCTCTGTTGCACCTTTCCATCGCCGGGCCTGAGCAGGCCCTGATAAGCCCGAGTAGCGGGCACTCGAAGCCGCCCATGGAGGCGGCTCTTCACATCAGCGTTACGGGGGAAATCATGCATACCCGTGCACCCGTTTTTTACTCGTCCCTTCGTGTGTTGGCGCCGCCAGCCGGGAAGGGCTGACATGCAGCACACCCTTCGCACCAACAGGATGGCCAGCCTTCGTCAGCATCTGCGGGTGACCGTATGACGCTCGAGGAACTGCTGGATCGTCCCATTGCATTCCAGCGCTCGTTTGTATCGCTCGGCGTAGGCATCACCGGGGCCCTGATGCTGTCCCAGGCGATCTACTGGTCGAACCGTACCGACGACGCTGATGGCTGGTTCTACAAGACCATGGAGGACTGGGAAGTGGAGACCGGAATGACCCGTTCCGAGCAGGAGAGCGCGCGCAAGAAACTCGTCAAATGCGGCGTCTTGGAGGAGATGAAAAAGGGCGTGCCGTGCAGGCTCTATTTCCGCGTGAATCTGGGCTCCATCGCAGCAAACTTGAATGTGGAAATCCCGCAATCCAGCAAGCGGAAATCCCGCAAGCCAGTTTGCAGGAATCCTGCAAACAAGAGTGCAGGAAAGCAGCAGGCAAGCCCGCGGAAAACCCGCCAGCAAGCTCGCGGAAATCCTGCAAACCTTACAGAGAATACAACAGAGACTACTGCAGAGATTACGGCAGAGACTACAGCAGGTTCTTTGCAGGACGCTCCGGCTGCGCCGCAGCAACCTGCCGTGCTGGCGGTCGTTTCGGTCGAGACGCCGCGGTGCGAAATCCCTGCCGACATGCCGGGCCCGAAAGACCCCACCTGCAAGACCTACAAGTCCTGGGCGAACTACGCGATGGCCTACCGCAAGCGCTACGACGCCTGGCCGGTGTGGAACGCTCGGGTCGCCGGGCAGATGGGCCAGCTCGTTGACCGCCTCGGCGCCGACTTCGCCCACCACGTCGCCGCGTTCTTCGTCGGGATCAACGACTCGAAGCTCATCAATGGCTGCCACAACCTGGGCGACCTGTTGTTCAAGTGCGAGGCCTACCACACCCAGTGGAGGACCAACCGCCAGATGAACTCGACGACCGCTCGCCAGTTGGAGCAGACGCAAGCGAACCTGAACGCCGGCCTGGAGGCTGCGCAGCGGATCATGGATCGCGCCGGAGGTCAGTCGAATGAATTCCTCTAACCGCATGGCGCCCGACCAGATCGCCCGCCTGGCTCTGGCCATCTGCGCAACCGCCGAGGCTTTGGGACAAGCCGTCACTCCGACGGCAGCCGAAGTCATGGCCGATGACCTGGCGGACTTCGCGCCGGATGTCGTCGCCGCAGCGCTCAAGTCCTGCCGCCGGGAACTGACTGCCCGGCTGACCATGGGGGCGATCCTGCAGCGCATCCAGGCGGCTGACGGCCGCCCTGGGAAGGACGAGGCCTGGTCCATCGCGCTCTCCGCGAGCGACGAGTTCGAAACTGTGGTTCTCACTCCGGAGATCCGTCAGGCCATGGCCGCTTCGAACCCGATCCTTCGGGCCGGCGACAAGGTTGGAGCACGCATGGCGTTCATGAGCTCCTACGAGCGCTTGGTCACCTTCGCACGATCCGAGGCCAAGCCGGTGGAGTGGGAGGTCTCTCTGGGCTGCGACCCCCTTCGGCGAGTCACCGCGATTGAGGGCGCAGTCCGCTCGCAGCTGATCAGCCACGAAACCGGAGCCCAGTACCTGGCCGACCTCCGATTGGAGCCGATCACCAGCGAAGGGCAGGCCATTGCCGGCCTGCTCACCGGCGAGGTACGCCCGCAAGTATCGCCTGAACTCCGCGCAAAGCTGGACCAGGTCCGTTCGATTCTGTCGGCAAGCAAGATCCAGAAGGAGCACGCCCGTCGCAAGGAGGCCCAGCGCCACCGCGTCGGGATCTATCTGCGCAAGCGTGAAGCACGAGCTGCGATCGCCAACTATCTCGGGAGCGCTCAATGAAGCCACTGATCACTTTGCAAATGCAGCCTTGCCCAACGAGCTGTGTATCCACCTGCATGGCGATGATCGTCGAGCGGCCGACGGCCGATCTGATCAAAGAATTCCACCAGGCGTACCGGGATGGCGACATCACGTTGCGCAACATGTTGGATTTCCTGGGCGTCGGTTACACAGCGTTCTACAGCGTCGACTGCCCACCACTGGCTGATGAGGGCGTGTACCTGTGCACTGCGCCGTCTCTGAACATCCAGGCTGGGAATCACCAGATCCTGATTGAGGTGACGGATGACGGCTATTTCGTCTTCGACCCGGTGCGGGGGCGCGAAGATCGCATGTTCTACGTCGCCCGGGGTAAGGGCGAAGGTGACCCGCTTGCAGTTGACCTCGGCGGATTCGTGGTCGACGCCTTCGTCTCACGCTGCCAGGTGCTCGCCGCTCGTAGTGGCCAGCCGGCGGAGGTCGCATGAAGACCGTGATGACCCTCGACAAGGGCAGGCTTCAGCCCCTGCTGTGGTCGGTCGTGGCCGCCTGGCGCACCGGTGACAGTGATCAGCAGCGCCACACCGACGCACTGGACGAGTTCCTGGGTGACATCACGGTCGAGGAGGTTGCTCTCGGACTGCTGGAAGAGATTCGCCAACTGAGCGCCCAGGTGCGTGTCGCGGAACAGCATCTGCAGGAGGTGGCTCATGGTTGATCTCAACTCACTCTCGCCACAGGCGCGCTCCGCTGCAATGCGTGGCGGCGTGGATGGTTGGGGGCAATGGGGGAACGGTATCCAGCACATCCGCTACATGGAACCGAAGCCAGCCAAGGCTCGGCGCCACTGCCATTGCGGCTGCAAGCGTCGGGCTACCCATTACGGCTGTGCGAATGGCGTCACACTCATCAGCGGGTGTGAGCTTCGCATCCGACGTTGGGTAAGGGAGGGCAGGTGATGGCTGAGAGGATCAGCGTCAACAGCCAGGCCAAGCTGACGGAGGCCGTCACGCTGCTCACGCAGCTCTTCCGCGAGAAGAAGTTCGTGGTAGTCAGCATGCGCCCGGGGAAGGACCGCACCCTGGATCAGAATGCATTGTGGTTTTCGATGTACGAGCGGATCGCCAAATCGACCGAAATGGGCGACGTCGAGGATGTCCGCCGGTACTGCAAGCTACACCACGGCGTCCCGATCATGCGCTCGGCCAGCGCCGAGTTTCGTGAAGGCTACAACCTGGCGCTGCTGCACCTGCCCTACGAGATCAAGCTCCGCTGGATGGGGGCTTGTGCCATGTTCGGCCCTGACGGTTTCCCGGTGACCCGGCTGCTCACCCGGGAGCAGGGCTGCATGTACACCGACCGCATCGCCGTCGAGTTCACGGCCAAGGGCGTGTTCTTCGGGGATCTGCTGGGGGAGGCTGCCGCGTGAGGACGCCTCTCAAGGAAGTGAAGCGGAAAACGTGCAAGTCCTGCGGCGAGAAGTTCACGCCGAGCTTCAACAGCACGCAGGTGGTCTGCAGCCCCAAGTGCGCCCTGGATCATGCGCCGGCGAACCAGGAGAAGGCGCGTAAGGCGATCGCCCAGCGAGAGCGCCGCGCTGTCCAGGTCCGCAAGCAGAAACTCAAGAGCCGCGCCGACTACGTGCGTGAAGTCCAGACGGTGTTCAACCAGTGGGTTCGCCTGCGTGATGCGGACTTGCCATGCATCAGCTGCGGCCGTCACCACCAGGGCCAGTACCACGCCGGACACTACCGCACCGTAGGCGCGAACCCGGAGCTCCGCTTCGAGCCGCTCAACGTCCACAAGCAGTGCGCGCCCTGCAACAACCACAAGTCCGGCGACATCGTGAATTACCGGATCAACCTGGTACGCCGGATCGGCGCCGAGGCAATCGCGTTTCTTGAAGGGCCTCATGAGGCCCGCCGCTACACAATCGAAGATTTGAAGGCCCTGAAGGCCGAGTACAAAGCCAAGATCAAGGAATTGAAAGGGGAAGCAGCATGATCTACACCAGCGTATCTGGAGCAGTGGTTGCCGCCCTGGCGGCGGGAGAGAAAGGGGCCGCAAAAGGCCAGGCCTGGCAGAAACTCTATAACCCGAACGAAGAGGAGGGCGGGTGTCTGGTCTCCCTGTCGTCAGTCGGTGGAGAGCTGGATAGGACACAGGTGGACTACTGGGTGGCCGCCAGGCTTCATCACCTGCTGATCCCCCGGCACTGGGATGCGCTTGTGGCCAAGTACAGCACCAGTAAGGCGATGAAGGTCAAGGCGATCGCCGCGGTGAGGCCGCTGATCCCTAGTCCCGCCAAGCCACTGTTCGTATTCAAGGCGGTCACCGCCTGGGCTATTCCGAAGCTTCCAGGCGCTGGTCGAAAGGGAGCTAAGGCGGTGTCGGTGGATATTCCGCTGGATACTCCAGCATGGCGCCGAGAGGCCCTTATCAGGGCTGCTGTCGCTGCTGGGGTTGCCGACAAGAAGCGGGTCGAGGCCGTGGAGGAGGATGTGATTATCCTGCCCGATAGTTTCTACGACATGAACACCTGGGATCTCGACGCGGCACCTGAGTCGACCCGGCGCCGCTGGCGGGCGGATATCAACGAAAGACTGAACGAACTGGTGGCCGAAGCCCTGGCGGAGGCTCAGCGCATTCTGGAGGCGGAAGGACTGATGCTGAACCACGCGGCGTGATTGCCTGTTGACATCAGTGAGCGACTGAGCGAAATTATACCCATCCTGTCATTCCTGCGCGTTTAGGATTGGCAACAAAGCCCGGCCAATGTGTCGGGCTTTTTTATTTGTGGCTTATTGCTATCGCTGCCGGTGTCAATTTATTGTTCTTCTTTCCGTCCAATAATTTGACGAGGTAAGAAGTAATGTTTTCCGAATTAGCTGGCTCGGTTCAACTCCTGTGGCAGTCCCTAACAACTGGAGTTCTGTCGGTTGTGCTGGTGTGCATAGTCTTCTATCTGGGGCGTAATTCACGGTACGGTTCGACTTGGCATTACGTCGCCACACCTGTGTTGATGGCTTTCTTGATGTTTGTTCCTCACGGGTGGAACGCGGCTTTTGGGGCTGACTCTAGTGACTTTCAAAGCCTCTTGGAGGCCCGAAAAATGCTACCTGCCGCCTCATTGTTAGAGGCTGATTTCTGGGGCGTTCTCGCAGGCTCTGCGATTGGTGTGGTTGCGTCCTTTTACTTGCCCGCCCGCAACCGTTGGTAACCCGTGCTGCTGAGTGCTCGCCAGTTGCGGTATTTGTTCATAGCTACCGTTGAAGACCCTATGGAACCGTGGGGCGCAGTCATTGTGGCGACTGGAGAAAAGTGCCGCGATAGCGATCTGAAAGGGTCGTAGACTCAATCTATCCCAAGCCTCGGCAGCCGCTGGGGCTTTTCATTTTGGAGTTTTGGATGGATCCGACCGACCTCGGCCCAGGCACAGCCACCTGGCTGGGTGGTACGGGCACCGTCCTGCTGGGCGGCTTCCTATGGCTCCGCAAGTTCCTGTCGAAGGATGCAGCGGACCGAGCCATGGATACCGCCGACATCGGCACAGTCCGCCGTCTGAATGAACTGCTCGACTCCGAGCGCGAGGCCCGCAAGCTGGCTGAGGCCCGCGCCGATCAGTTCGCGAAAGAGCGCAATGACCTGGCCGCAACCGTCGGCCGGCTCGAAGGCAAGATCGAGGCCCTGACCAGCCAAGTCGGCCAGCTTACAGATCGCGTCACCGCCCAGAGCGAGGAGATCGCCCGCCTGCGCGGAAAGCTGGGAGGTGCGTCCTGATGGACAGATGCGCAATTGAGTTCATCGCCCGCCGCTGGTGGCGTCGGGTGGAGGTCTGGATGATCGCCGGCCTGCTCATCGCCGGCGGAGCGGTCCTCGGCTGGCAGTCGGCCTATTGGTCCATGGCCAGCACTCAGGCCCACCAGGTTGATGAGATCCGCAAGGCCTATGACGTCGCCATGGAAGAGCGTGACCGACGGCTCGAAGAGCTGACCCGCCGCACGGAGAACGCCGCAGCAACTGCATCTGATGCGGCGACCACAGCAACCCAAGCGGCAGATAGGGCTGATGAGGCCCTGAACAGGGTTTCGCCGTAAGCGCGCCACATTTTCCCGATGCGCCATGTCGTGGCGCGCTCACCAGATCAGCTGAGTTCCGTCATGACCACTATCGCCTACAAGGACGGCATCATCGCCTACGACTCCCAAATCACCCGGGGCGACGTGATCACCTACGACGACTACGAGAAGTGCCTGGAGCGTGATGGGGTGAAGTTCATCTGCTCCGGCGCGGTTCCGGACTTCGCCAGGCTGGTCGACGCTTACTTCGGCGGCACGCCAGAGGGAAGCATCGACGTAACAGCCATGGTCTTGGATGGCGAGCAGCTCATGATGGTTGCGGTGGATGACAACACCGGCCTATGGAAGTCGCCAATCATGCTCGACCGTCCATACGCCATTGGCAGCGGCACGCCTTACGCATTCGCTGCGATGGATATGGGCGCATCCGCCGAGAAGGCCGTCGAGATGGCTGCAAAGCGCGATACCAGCACTGGCGGAAAGATCAGAACGCTGAGGGTTGCCTCGGCGCAGTAGCATTCAGAACAACGCATAGCTAAACGCGGTGCCAGGAATTGCAGCGACTTTGGTGCGTGATTCGTAGTAAAACTGCCCTGAGTTCGTCAGTTTCGATTCGATGAGCTCGGCCGCGTCTGTACTGTCGTCAGTTTGGAAAATTCCGAGCGCCCAAAACGAGCGAAGATCCAGTTCAGACTTCCTGACTTTGGCAACCTTCGCTAGATCCGCAACCATATTCGATATGCAATTGCCCTGCTGAAGGTGCTGCTTGATTTCCAAGGCAACGTATCGATCAAGCACCCAGTGCTTTTTTCGAATGATGAAGTCAGGCTTGAAAAAGTAGCGCTGCTTTTCCATGCGGTAATCGAACTCAAGCGATTGCTCGCGATGCCACTCAGGTTCGGAGCTGTGCTCCGCCAAGAACCTGGCAAATTCGATTTGAAACCAGATTTCCCAGCCCGTGATTTCTTGGTCGGTAATCACATTAAATGCGGACTGAAGGCTGTCTCTGTTGAAGAGCTCGTGGAGCAGCTCGCTCATGTACTCGAAGTCTGGTTTCGGCTTGATCATATTTTTTCCTATGGCAATTCCAGCTGAGCGCTGGCGCAGCGGCGTACTGTTGCCGGTAATCGGCCACTATTGCAAGACTGGACGGACCTCATGACAACTAAGCAACCCGACTGGGAGGCGATCGAGCGAGCCTACCGGGCCGGGGTGCTTTTAGTTGAGCCTTTTGCAAGATCGACAGCTGCTGTAATTGCTGCTCGGGCTTGAGGGCTGTTCTTCCAGCAGGTTGAACCTAGTGCGGCTGATGCTTGACCCAAAATGTCGCTGACATCCGATTTACCTAGCTCAGCCAGCGATTCGATTCCCATCTGCTCTAGCCTAGTAATGACGGTTGGGCCTATGCCTTTGAGAGCGAGCAAAGCGGTTCTTTCATCCGGTGAGAACGGCATCATAAATTCCTTTTCGTGCAATGAGTCCGCAGAAGTGTGCCCGACGCTAGAGGGTGCCTCAATAGACCGGCGTCATCGTTTTCAGTGTCAGCAATGCAGCGAATCCAGGGGGGAGCGTGTGAACAGACCACTTCCCCCGGTGCCACTACTTGAGGTGTCCGAGTTATCCGACTTTGGTATTCGCCTGACTCCGGCTCCCGAGGTATGGGACTGGCTCCAAGCCGAGATCCTCGCTGACACCGGCAGCATTCACAACCAAGACCATGCGCACCTGATCGACGCCAGCATAGGCGTGCTCTGGGCATCCTCAGGATTCGCCAAGCAGGGCCGGGTTGTTTTGGGCCAGGCTGAGCAGGTCATGTTCCGCGCTGGAGGCTGGCAGAAAGCTCGCCAAGAGCAACAGATGCGGGAGTGGTTCGGCGAGGAGCCGGATTACCTGATCACGCTGGCCGCTGACTACTGCGCAGAATGCACTGATGCAGAGTTCTGCGCCCTGGTCGAGCACGAGCTCTACCACATAGCCCAGGCGACCGATCAGTACGGCGCGCCCAAGTTCACCCAGGACGGCATGCCCAAGCTTGAGATGCGCGGCCATGACGTCAGCGAGTTCGTTGCGATTGTCCAGCGCTATGGCGTGGGGCATCCCGAGGGCGACCTGGCTCGCATGGTTGAGGCTGCCAAATCCCCGCCATCCATCAGCCGAGCGTCTATCGCCAATGCATGTGGCACATGCCTGTTGAGGTCTGCGTAATGCTTGAACAATGGAAAACGATCGCGGATTACCCCGACTACGCCATCAGCAACCTTGGCCGGGTGAAAAGATTGACCTCGCGTACCTGTGCCAAGGCCGGGTCAATCCTCAAGACCCCGGGCAGAAGCAAGTCCAGGCCTTACTTGAGCGTTGATCTCTGCTTCCTGGGAGGTAAGAGCACAGAACTGGTTCATCGGCTTGTGGCAATTGCTTTCCTTGGCGAGCCGCCATTCCCAGGCGCTGAGGTCAATCACATCGACGGCAACAAAGGCAATGCGTCCGTTACCAACCTGGAATGGATCACCTCATCTGCGAACCAGCAGCATGCATACGCCGCTGGATTGCAGTGTGCGAAGGGTGAGTCGAACGGACAGGCAAAGCTGCGCGAAGTCGAAGTGCTCGAAATGCGTAGCCTGCATGCCTCTGGATCAGCCAGCGTTGAATGCCTGGCTGACCGATACGGGGTACATAAGCGAACTGCGCTCGATGTCGTGAACAGGAAGTCCTGGGCGCACATCTGACGCTGCAAGCCGGCCGCCTGAAGTGGCCAAGATCAACATATCGAGGGCCTGCGGAACCTGTCTGCTCAAGTCTGCCTGACCCCTGACAGACCCAAGACGGATGGAAACCTATGGCGGCCCTGAGCAACGAGGTGAAAGCCTTCATCGTTCAGGCCCTGGCCTGCTTCGATACCCCCTCGCAAGTAGCGGCAGCTGTCCGAGAAGAATTCGGCATTGAGGTAACCCGGCAGAAGTGTGAGGCGCACGACCCTACCAAGCGCGCCGGGCGAGACCTGGCCAAACGCTGGGTAACCCTGTTCGAAGACACCCGTAAGCGCTTCCGGGAAGAGACCGCAGACATCCCGATCGCTAACCGTGCATTTAGATTGCGTGCACTGGGGCGCATGGCTGAGAAGGCCGAGGCCATAAAGAACATGGCCTTGAGCGCCCAACTTCTGGAACAGGCCGCCAAGGAGTGCGGCGACATGTACGTCAACCGCAAGATCGAACCCGACAAACCCCTGGGCTCCCAGGCGGATCAGCAGCACGCCGTTGCTGAGTACACGCTGGAGCCAGATGAGAATGTCCCGACTACCCCGTACCTATGAGGCTCCGGTCAAGCTGACGCCGAAGCAGGCGAACATCTACTGCTGGGGCTTTCAGCCCGTGGCGCGCTTCCGCGATGCGGTCTGCGGGCGACGGTTCGGCAAGACATTCCTCGGCAAGGCTGAAATGCGCCGTGCTGCAAGGCTGGCGGCGGAGTGGGGCGTCAGTGTCGAGGACGAGATCTGGTATGCAGCCCCGACGCAGAAACAAGCCCGCCGGGTGTTCTGGCGGCGACTGAAACAGGCCATTCCTCGTGAGTGGCGGGAATGCAAGCCGAACGAGTCGGACATGCTGATCACGCTCAAGAGCGGTCACCTGATACGCTGCGTGGGCTTGGAGAACTACGACGACTTGCGCGGATCCGGTCTGTTCTTTGTCCTGGTGGATGAATGGGCCGACTGCAAGTGGGCGGCCTGGGAGGAAGTCCTGCGTCCGATGTTGTCGACGTGTGAGTACGTCGTGCCAGGCATCGGCAAGTGCAAGGGCGGTCACGCTTTGCGTATTGGCACCCCGAAGGGCTTCAACCACTGCTACGACACGTACCGCGACGGGCAGACTGACGGAGAGCCGGATCACAAGAGCTGGCTGTACACCTCGCTCCAGGGCGGCAACGTCCCGGCCGAAGAGCTGGACGCGGCGCGCCGCAAGATGGATCCGCGCACCTTCCGGCAGGAGTACGAAGCCAGCTTCGAGAACTATGCCGGCGTCGTGTACTACACGTTCAGTCGCACCGAGAGCCGCACCAGCGAGCGCATCAAGCCAGGCGAAACCCTACACATCGGCATGGACTTCAACGTCATGAAGATGGCGGCAGTCGTCTATGTGGTTCGGGACGGTTTGCCGCTGGCACTGGATGAATTCCACTCGGTGCGTGACACGCCCGAGATGATCGAGAAGATCAGGGCCCGCTTCCCAGGTCACAGCATCGCCGTCTACCCGGACGCCAGTGGTCAGAACACCAGCAGCAAGAACGCGAGCGAGTCGGACCTATCGCTGCTGATGAAGGCCGGATTTACAGTGGTGGTCGATTCCACGAACCCCAGCGTGAAAGATCGTGTGAACTCGCTCAATGCGGTACTGCTGAATACCTACGGCGAGCGCCGGCTGAAGGTCAACATCGACCAGTGCCCACAGCTGACGCTCTGTCTCGAGCGGCAGACTTACGACAAGCATGGCGACCCGGACAAGGACCCGAAGAAGGGCCATGACCACATGAACGACGCCGCCGGCTATTTCATCGCCAAGCGCTTCCCGATCAACGTGGCAGTGACCACGAGCCAATCCCTGAGAATGTGACCATGAGCAGCAACCCGAGCACCACATTGCCCGCGGTCGACGCGATGCGCGCCTACTGGGAGGTGATCTCGCCGCTCATGGGCGGCACCATGGCAATGCGGGCGGCAGGCAAAAGCCTGCTGCCGCAGTACCCCGCTGAGGACGACCAGTCCTACAAGGAGCGCCTGCGGCTTTCCACGCTGCTGCCGGCGTACTCGGAAACGGTAGGCAACATGACCTCCCGGGTGTTCGCAGAGCCGTTGCAGGTCGGCGACGATGTGCCCGAAGACATCGTGACGATGACCAAGGACATCGATTGCGCCGGCAATGATCTGAACTCCTGGTCCGTGACGTTCTTCAGCGAGGGGATGAGTCACGGCCTGTGCCATGCCTTCGTTGATCACCAGCGAGCTGATGACCTGAAAACCAAGGCCGACGAGAAGGCTGCCGGGGTCCGCCCCTATGTGGTCCTGGTGAAGCCTGAGCAGGTCTTGGGCTGGCGGTCCAAGGACGGTGTCCTCACAATGATGCGCTACCGAGAGGTGGTCGAGGAGGAGGATGGCGAGTTCGGCGCGAAGTGCGTCGAGCAAATCCGCGTGATGGAGCCTGGGGCTTGGCGTATTTACCGCCGGGAAGACAAAGGCGGCGAGTTCACCCTCCACGACGAGGGTGTCACCAGCCTGAAGCGGATCCCGTGGGTCACGTTCTACACCGGTCGCACCGGATTCATGACCGCGAAGCCTCCGCTGCTGGAGTTGGCTCATCTGAACGTCAAGCACTGGCAGAGCCAGAGCGACCAGGACAACATCCTCCACGTAATCCGCGTTCCGATCCTGGTGCGCGTGGGCGTGCAGATGCAGTTCACCGATCAGGGCGTGCCGGTGCCGCCTGAGTTCAAGGTGGGCACCGGCTCGCTGACTGACCTGCCCGCCAACGGCGACCTCAAGTACGTCGAGCATACCGGCCAAGCCGTTGAGGCGGGGCGCTCAGCGCTGAAGGACCTCATCGACGAGATGCGGATGGCGGGTGCCAAGCTGCTCACACCTGACAAGTCCGCGACCAAGACTGCGACCCAGGCAGAGGAAGAGGCTGCGCAAGAGCTATCGCCGCTGGCCCGCACGGCTCACCACTTCGCCGACTGCTTGGCCCAGTTGCTGCAGTTCATGGCCGACTACCGCTCTCTAGGCGAAGGCGGCTCGGTTGAGATGCGCGGCAACTTCGATGTCGACTACATGCCAGAGGTCTCGCTGCCGACTCTGGTCTCCACGGCCAATGCCGGGATGATCTCCAAAGAAACGCTGTTCACCGAGATGCAGCGCCGCGGCGTGATCAGCGACGAATACGACTGGGAGGATGAGAAGGCGAAGATTGAGGCTCAGGGCCCAGCCCTCGGTGTGCTGTGATGAAGACGGCCAACGAGAAGCTGCTGAACGAGCTGATCGGTCACGAGGTCGACGTGTCCAGGCTGAGTAATAGCCAGGTCGTGGCGATCATCAAGATTTTGAACAGCGCCGATGCCGATCTCCGCGCGGCTCTGATTGAGGCCATCGACAACCTGGGCACTGACTTGTCGGCTGCAGCAGTCGATATCGCGCTCTCAGCGGCGCTCCGGATCAACCGGCAGACCTTCGTCGAGATCCGCCTGGCCATGGACCAGGTAACCGATGGGTTGATCAGTTACGAGCTGGCGTTTCAGCAGGGGGCGCTACGTGCTGTGCTGCCGGCGCTGGTGCAGGAGGCATACCCCGTGGTCTCCCCAGCGTTCAGCGCAGTGAAGGCCATCACCCAGGCCAGACCGTTCCAGGGGCGATTGCTCAGTGAGTGGATGGCAGGTCTTGAGTCCAGCCGTGCTGCTGCGGTTCGTGATGCCGTCCGTTCCGGGGTGGTCGAGGGACGCACCACCGCCGAGATCGTGAAGACTGTCATGGGCAGCCGAGCAGAGCGTTACGCCGACGGCGCACTCCAGAAGTCTCGACGCGACGTTGAAGCGGTGGTGCGATCTGCGATATCCCATACCGCCGAAACGGCCAGCGACGCGGCCTACGAAGCGAACAGCGACATCATCAGTCATGTCGAGTGGCTCAGTACCCTGGACAACCACACATCCCCGACATGCCGGATCCGGGATCGTCTGCCGTACACGCTCGGCACCTACAAACCCATCGGTCACCAGGTCCCATGGCTGGCCGGCCCGGGGCGGATTCACTTCTGTTGCCGCTCCAGCAAGGTGCCGGTGCTCAAGAGTGCCAAGGCGCTCGGCTTCAGTGACGGCGCCACGCGGGCAAGCATGGACGGCCAAGTGCCGGAGTCGATGACTTATGCCGAGTGGCTCGGCAAACAGTCGGCAGCGCGGCAGGACGAAATACTCGGCCCGGAACGTGCTCGTCTGATGCGCGAGGGCGGGCTCAAGCTGAGTGCGTTCTACAACGACAAGGGCAAGTTCCTGACACTCGACCAACTGCGTGAGCGACTGAAGTAGCCGCGCCACGAAACAGACCGCCGCGCTTTTGTGGCGCGGAATCTCGACGCCTCGCCACGTGCGGGGCTTTTTTATGCCCGCGGTTCGGATGAGCGGGGCGCAACAGGGCCGGATGGCCTGCCATGGGCGGATGCCCGGAGACCGATATGAAACTGAAACTCGACGACCAAGGCCATGCAGTGCTTCAAGACGGCAAGCCTGTCTACATCTACGACGACGGCAAAGAGTTGCCTTTCGATGCGGCCGGAACCGCCGGGACCATCTCCCGCCTGAACGGCGAGGCCAAGTCCCACCGCGAGCGTGCCGAAGCTGCCGAGGGCAAGCTGAAGCTGTTCGATGGGATCGAGGATGGTGAAGCGGCCCGTAAGGCGCTGGAGACCATCAAGAACATCGACGAAGGCAAGCTCATCGCCGCCGGCAAGGTCGAAGAGATCAAGCTCGCCGCTCAGAAGGCCGCTCAGGACCAGGTGGCTGCTGCCAGCAAGACGCACACCGAAGAGCTCGCCAAGGCTCAGCAAGGCCTGGCCCAGCGCGACCAGACCATCCACAACCTGCTGATCGGCGGCTCGTTCAAGGGCTCGAAGCTGATCAGCGAGAAGTTCGCCATCCCCGCCGACATGGTCGAATCCCACTTCGGTAAGGCCTTCAAGGTCGAGGAAGGCAAGGTCGTGGCCTACGGCGACGACGGCAACAAGATCTTCTCCAGGGTTCGCGCCGGTGAGCTCGCAGACTTCGACGAGGCGCTGGAAACCCTCGTCGAGCGCTATCCCCATAAGGACTACATCCTGAAGAGCTCGGGAGCCAACGGTGGCGGCGCCCCGAACGGCGGTGGCGGTGGCAGCGGTGGCAAGAAGTCGGTAACCCGCCAGCAATTCGACCAGCTGAGCCCGGCCGAGAAGTCCTCCTTCGTAAGCACGGGCGGCACCGTCACCGAGTGACGGCCGGACAACAATCTCTGCCGCACCCCTGGACAGGGGGCGGCGCTTGGGTCGGATGACCCGCATTCACAACACCCAAACGCCGATCCCTAGGAGATGCACATGAGCAACACCCTGACTGGCCTGGTGCCAACCATCTACAACGCCCTCGACGTCGTCTCGCGCGAACTGGTGGGCTTCATCCCGGCCGTGTCTTCGGACATGACCTTCGCGCGTGCCGCTGTCGGTCAGACCGTCACTTCGCCGGTTACCAACGGTGCGGTCGCGACCGATATCACTCCGGGTGTCACTTCGCCCAACGATGGCGACCAGCAAGTCGGCGGCGTGTCGTTGACCATCAACAAGGCTCGCCGTGTTCCCATCCGTTGGAACGGCGAAGAGAAGCTGGGCCTGGATAATAACGGCGCCTCGTTCAACGTCATCCTGCGGGATCAGATGGCCCAGGGCATGCGCACCCTGGTCAACGAGGTCGAGGCCGACCTGGCCGCAGTGGCCATCAACGCCTCTCGCGCTTACGGCACCCCCGGAACCACGCCGTTTGCCAGCAACCTGGCCGATAGCGCCCAACTGCGTCGCATCCTCTCTGACAACGGAGCGCCCCTCGGCGACCTACAGATGGTGATCGACACCTCCGCCGGCGCAAACATGCGAACCCTGACCCAGTTGTCGAAGGCGAACGAAGCCAACGACGACAGCCTGCTGCGCCGCGGCGTGCTGCTGGATGTCCATGGCTTCGCGATTCGCGAGTCGGCCCAGATCAAAACCCCGATCATCGGCAGTGCTGCCGCCGCGACCACCAACACCGCAGGCTATGCCGTTGGCGCTACCGCCATCGTTCTGGCATCGGCTGGTACCGGTGGCGTTCTGGCGGGCGACATCATCACTTTCGCTGGCGACAGCAACAAATACGTCGTTGCTGCTGGTGATACCGATGTTTCCAACGGCGGCACCATCACCCTGGCCGCGCCAGGCCTGCGCAAGGCCATCCCGGCCGCGGCGACCGCGGTCACCGTTGTGTCCGCCAGTACGCGCAGCGCCGCGTTCGCCCGTTCGGCCATCGCGCTGGCTACCCGTGCACCGGCTCTTCCGCCGCAGGGTGACTCGGCGATCGACCGCATGCTGGTCACTGACCCGATCAGCGGCCTGACCTTCGAGGTGGCGATGTACGCGCAGTACCGGCAGATGCAGTACGAGGTGTCGCTGGCCTGGGGCACCAAGGCGGTCAAGAGCGAACACATCGTCAGCCTGCTGGGCTGACCCCACCATCAGGTCGGCGCTTCGGCGCCGGTCATTGCAGAAGGAGCAAGGCCATGAGCGACAAAACGCTGAAGGTGAAACCTTGGGGTAAAGACCAGGGCGACTTCGTTGTCATCGATGCGGGAGCCTACGACGAGAGCATTCACACCCTTTTCGAGGCGGCGGCAGTCAAGGAAGGCTCCGTGGCCGACATCAAAGCCAAGCTGGACGCCCTCGGCATCGAGTACAAGGCGGGGGCCTCGAAGTCGCAGTTGGAAGCCCTGCTGGAACAGGCCGCCGCAGTGGCCGACGTTCAGGCCAAGCTGACTGAAAAGGGTATCCAGTTCGAGCCAGGCGCTACGCTGGAAGGCCTGCAGAAGTTGCTGGCCGAGGCGCAGTAATGACGGCCTACATCAGCATCGAGCAGGTGGATGACCTGCTGGGGGGCGGTTGGGCGTCTCAGGATCAGAAGTCCCGCTCGGTGCTGATGGCCAACACCTGGCTCACCAACCTGAAGCTGCCGGAGTTCGATTCGGTGCCGGCCAATGTCGTACAGGCAGGAGCCGAGGTCGCCAAGGAGGCCGCTGCCGGCAACCTCTACCAGGCCAAGGAAACGGGCGTGCTGAGCAAGTCGGTCGGTGCCGACGGGGTATCCACCAGCAAGACCTACTCGGCCACTTCCCGGGCTATCAGCGCTGGAGAGTCGTTCGCCTTGGCCTTGCTGGCGCCGTACCTCGGTACCGGCCAGGTCAAGGTCGTGAGGGGGTGATATGGGTATTCGCAGCGAGCTGCAGGCTGAGCTGGCCCGCGCATTCGACACCGACCTGGCCGAAGCACTCAGGCGCGTCGAGGGTAGCCGATCCGTGCAAGGCGCCTACGACCCTGAGCTGGGCGGCAGCACATCGACCACCGTTCACTACCTGGGTCGCGGTGTCTTCGGGCAGTACAAGAGCAGGGAGGTCGACGGCACTCGCATCCTTGCCTCTGACGTGCGCCTCAAGGTGTTGCAGAACGAGCTACTCATGGAGGAGGGCGCCAATGCAACACCTGCCGTTCCAGCCATCGGCGACCAGATCAGCGGCTACCGGGTCATCAACGTCGGCCAGGACCCCGCCAAGGCCACCTGGACCATCCAACTGAGGAAGTGATCATGCCACGCGGCTCACACATGACCAGGCGCTACGGCGGCCTGGAGGGCAGCTTTGCTGCTGCAATCGAGCAGTTCGCAGAAGCGGCGAAGGAGACGATGGACCTGACCTTTCGCGAGGTCGTCATCATGGTGGGCCGCAAGCTGGTGACCATGTCGCCGGTCGGCAACCCTGATATCTGGAAGGTCAACGTCGAGGCCCAGGGCAGCGCAGCGGGGCAGATCGCTGCGTACAACGCGAAGGCAGAGGCCATCAATGCCAGCATCACTTCGAACCAGGCCAACTACACCAAGAGCGGTAACCTGAAGGGCGGTTTGCGGTTGCGCAAGCCGCTGACCAAGCGCGAGCAGCGCGAAAACTTCGGGTTTGGTGTTCGCAAGGTTGGCCAGGGTTATGTAGGCGGGCGTTTCCGCAGCAACTGGCAACTCACGACCGGCGTGCCGGCTGCTGGCGAGATCGAGGACATCGAGACCGCCGGCGAGACACTCGACCGGATCATCGTGGCGGCTGGCGACCTCACTGCCGGCGAGGTCGCCTACATCGTCAACAACCTGCCATACGCCATTCCTTTGGAGTATGGCCATAGTTCCCAAGCGCCGGCGGGCATGGTGCGAGTCACCGTCGCGGACTTTCAGCGCATTGTCGAAGACGCCATCAGGACTCATCGGACATGAGTCAAGCACGAGCCCGACAGGCCATCGAGATCAAGCTCATGGCCTGGGCCTCGGCACGCCCGATCCGAGTGGCGAACTTCGAGCAGGGTTTCGAAGCGCAGCCCGGTGAAACTTACCTGCAGGCCTTCCAACTCCCTGCGGGCACCACCTGCCGGTACCTGGGCGGCGAAGCCTACGAGTACGCCGGCGTGTACCAGGTCAGCATCATCTGTCCCGCAGGCCAGGCGCTGGCGGCTGCCGAAGCTCTGGTCGAAGACCTTTCGGACCTGTTCCGGGTCGACTCGCCCCTCAGTCGCAACGGCTTCGACGGCATCGTCACGGACCCACTCGAGCAGGGGCCAACCATCACCGAGTCGGCGACCTACACGGTCCCCGCCAGCTTCACATACCGCGGCATCGCGGACCAACCGCCCGCTGGGGCATAACCAACCGCCGCTCGGCGGGCAACAATGAGGAATCACTCCATGGCTGCAAAATTCCCGCTGCCGAACGGCTCTGTGCTGGAGATCGCCGCGGCGCTCAGCGCGGCTGTCGCCTTCACGGCACTGACCAACGCCGCGCCACCGGTTGCCACCGCTGCCGGCCACGAAATCGAGAACGGTGACATCCTGCTGGTGAGCTCCGGTTGGGCACTGATCGCGGACCGTGCTGTTCGCGCATCGAATGTTGCTGCCGGCGCCTTTTCCTTGGGTGGACTCAACACCACCAATACCGACAAGTTCACTCCCGGCGCCGGCCTGGGTTCCGTCCTGCCGGTGTCGTCCTGGGCGCAGATCTCCAAGGTCACTTCCTTCGCATCCTCGGGTGGCGAGCAGCAGTACCTGACCGTCGGCTACCTGGAAGACGATGACGACCGTCAGTTCCCCACCAACCGCAACCCGATCACCCTGTCGATCACGGTCGAGGATCAGCCGAGCGCCGCCTACGTGGCTCTGGTCGAGGGCTACGGCGACAGCAAAGAGCTGACGGTGGTGCGTCTCAAGCTGCCCGGCGGCGATCAGATCCTGTACCCGGGGTATGTGAGTATCACCAGCACCCCGACCATGGAGCGCAACCAGCTCATGACCCGAACCATCAGCATCGCCCTGTCGGGCCGCCCCGTCCGCTACATGGCCGGTGCGTAAGGAGTCTTCATGGCGAAGATCAAGATCGCGCAGAACCCCACCTTCACGACTCTGGTGCAGGTGCCGCGCATCGGCGCCGAGCCGGCTCCCGTGGAGTTCCAGTTCCGCTACATGGACCGTGTGACCCTGGCCGGCATGTTCGACCGCTGGAACAAGGCGCGCGATGCCTGGGCGGAGGCAGCCAAGAATGACGGTGCTACCTGGGAGGAGGTGACCGCTGGTGAAATCGCCCTGCAGGCCGAGCAGCTGGGTGAAATTGTCACCGGCTGGGATCTGGAGGACGAGTTCAGCCAGGAAGCAATTGTCGACCTGGTGAGTACCTGCACCGGCGCTCCGAAGGCAGTGATCGATGCCTTCCAGTCAGCGTACAGCCCGGCCCGCCTGGGAAACTGAGGACGGCGGCCAGGGCCTGCTACGAGCGAGGCCCGTCCGCCGAGCAACTGGCAGCTCTGGGCCTGACCCCGGACGACATCGAGGAGGAAGAGGTAGAGGTCTGGCCTGACGCCTGGCCCGCCTTCCGCCTGTTCGATGCCATGGGTACCCAGTGGCGTCTGGGACCCGGCGGTCCTTCGGGCCTCGACTACACCGCCATTCCCTCCACAGCTGCAATGCTCGGCATCAAGCGCCGCGACCTCACTGACATTTTCCCCGATCTCCGCGTGATGGAGGTCGAGGCCCTGGCCGTCATGGCCGAATCCTTGGAGTAGATCATGACCACCATTGCCTCTCTCGGCCTGCAGATCGATTCCGGTGACGCCGTCGAGGCCAAGGACAACCTCGATCAACTGACTGACGCTGGCAAGCGCAGCGAAGAGTCAGCGGGCAAGACGGGGAGGGCCTGGGAGTCTGCATTGGGCAGTCTGCAGGGTGACACCCGGCAGATCGTGCAGGAATTGCAGGTGCTCAACGCCAAGCAATCTGAGCTCGCGCAGCAGATGGCTACCGTGGGGCGTGCGGTCACCAGCGCCTCCACGGCCTTCAGCAGCGCCGCGGCCAACATGACGGCCTTCCGGACCGAAGCTGCGCAGGCGGGAAAGGTTCAGGAGGTGCTCACCTCTGCGACTGACGCTGGCGCCCAAGCCGGACGGCGGGCTGCGGAGTCCGCCGACGAGCAACAGGCCAGGATTCTGGCGGTGGCAAGGGCTTCGATGGAAGCCAGCGAGTATGTCCAGACGCTGAACCGGGCAACGGCCCAGACGGCAGAGGTGACCGCTCAGGCGAACGCTGTCCTTTCAGACAACGCCAGCCGTCAGGCCGCTATCAACAGCCGTGCGCAGGCCATCATTGCAACAGAAGACCGCCTGGCAGATGCCGCGAGGAAGACGGCCGGCGCGCATAGGGACGAAGGTCAGGCGCTGGATGAGTTACTGGGCAAGATCGATCCAACCGTCGCTGCGATGAGCCGACTGGACCAAATGGAGCAGAAGCTGAAGGGCTTTCGCTCCAGCGGGGCGCTCGATGCGGAGACGTTCGGCGAGTACCAGGCGAAGATCGACCAGGCTCGCACAGCCCTGGGTGGCGCCGATACCGCGCTGAACAGGACTGGGATGACGGCCAAGCAAACCGCTGCAGCCCTGCGCATGGTCCCGATGCAGTTCACAGACATCGTGACATCCATCGCAGGCGGCCAGCCTCTGATGATGGTGGCCATTCAACAAGGCGGTCAGTTGAAAGATTCCCTTGGTGGCATCGGGCCGGCCGCCCGAGCATTGGGTGGCTATGTGGCTGGGCTGGTGACCCCGCTGACTGCCGCAGGAGCCGCACTTGCCGCTCTGGGTCTTGCGTACTATCAAGGAAGTAAGGAGCAAGATGCGTTTCGTCAGAGTCTGGTGACGACAGGAAATGCGGCGGGTGCCACGACCTCTGGTCTGGCCACAATGGCGAAACAGGTTGGCTCGACCGTGGGCACCACGGGAGCAGCTGCCGCTGTTCTAGCTCAGCTCGCAGGAACCGGAAAAATTGTCAGCTCCAGCTTTGAGCAGATCGCGATTGCCGCCCTCTCGTTCGAGAAGGCGACAGGAAGGGCTGCGTCAGAAACTGTGGCTGAATTTGCGAAACTTGCAGATGATCCCGTTAAGGCAGTAGTTGCCCTTAACGAAAAATATCATTTTTTGACCTCGGCCGTTTTCAGTCAGATTCATGCACTTCAAGAGCAAGGAGACACCCTTGGGGCTCAGCAAATTGCCGAGGGTGCATATGCAGATGCCCTGACGAAGCGCGCCGAAGAGATACAGCGTAATTTGGGGTATGTAGAACGCGCCTGGGACTCTGCTAAGGGTGCGGCTAAGGGGGCCTGGGATGCATTTCTCGACATCGGTCGAGAGGATGCCTTTGAGGACAAGCTCCGTCGGCTTGAGCAGCGAGCGAACATTGGTGCTGGCGGCCTGGGGGGCGGGCTGCTGTCCGGTTTTGAGGCTGCGCAGGGCAGCAGAGCAGAGATTGGCAAAGAGTGGACAGCGGTTCTTCAGCAGGAGGTTGATGACCAAGCCAGGGCGCGAGCCGCCATGTTCGAGGCGAGTGCAGTTGAGAGGGGTACGAAGGCCTATCAGGCTCTGCAGAAGGCGATCGAAAGCACCGCTCCGAAGTCTGAAATACTGAAGAAGGCCCTCGAAGACAATAAACGCGAAGTTGCCGAGGCGCGCCGCGCTGGCTATACGATCACTGCTGAGCAGGAAGCTGCTCTGGAGGCGCAGACCAAGGCAAAGTTCAAGCCTGCTGCTGGACGAGCTTCTGCGGTTAACCTCTCCGGGTTCAACGACCAGAAGAACGCACTGAACGCGATCCTGGCCGAGTACAAGAACCACCAGAAGGAACTGGACGCGGCGCAGAAGGCAGGCTTGATCTCCCAGGAGTCGTACGCCGCCCAGCGTATCGCAATGGCCGAGCAGGAGAAGGCCGAGGTCACCAACGCCTACGAGGCCGAGATCAGGGCGCTGGAAGAAGCCAAGGGCCGGAGCAGCACCAGCGCCCAGCAGCGCATTCAGCTCGACCAGAAGATTGCCGACGCACGATCCGCCATGGTCAAGGCACAGAAGGACTCCGATACCGAACTCTCCGTGCTGGCGACCAATGAACAGGGCAGGCTGGCCAAGCAGACCGCTGCTACCCAGGACTACGTGGATCAGTTGGAGCGGCAGCGTGCTGCGCTTTCGACCTCGGGCACGAGGACTGCGAACGCTATCGGCCTTGGAGATCGTCAGCAAGGCTTGCAGCGCGATCTTGATGGCGTCACCGACCGGTTCAATGACGAGCGAGCAAAGCTTCTCGATCGCCGCCGCACCGCGCCGGATAAGTACAGCCAGAACGATTACGAGCGCGACCTGGTCATCTTGGGCAAGGCAGAGGATAAGTACCGAGATACGGTCGTGGACAACTATGACAAGATTTCGGAGGCCCAGGGCGACTGGCGCAAGGGTGCATCGTCAGCTTTCCAGAATTACCTGGAGCAGGCTCGGGATGTGGCCGGGCAAACCAAAAGCCTGTTCACCAATGCGTTCTCCAGCATGGAGGATGCGGTCGTGAACTTCGCCATGACTGGCAAGTTCTCCTTCGCCGATTTCACCAAGTCGATCATTGCTGACATGGCGCGGATCGCGACAAGGCAAGCGGCCTCGGGATTGCTGTCCAGTATCGCTGGCACTGCGCTGGGCGCCTGGTTCGGAGGAGGAGGCACCGCAGCCTCGACGGGCGCATCAGGGGCCGCCGGTGCTGCTGGGTCGGGCGGGTTTGACTACGGGCTGGGTAGCGCTTCATCCGGCATGACTTACACCCCGACGTTTTCGGATGGCGGCTACACCGGTGAGGGCGGCAAGTATGACCCGGCCGGTATCGTCCATGCCGGCGAGTTCGTGCTTCGCCGGGAAGTTGTGAGCCAGCCGGGCATGCTGGACTACCTCGAAACATTGAACAGCCGTGGTTATTCCGACGGTGGTCTTGTGACGTCACTGCCGATACCGCGGCAGATTTCGAGCGCGTCCACGAGCGGCACTTCCATCCAGGTGAGCGCATCGGTCAGCGTCAACACTCAGGACACCAGCGGGCAGGGCGGCGAGCTCAATCCAGCACTCCTGCAGCAAAACATGCAGAAGCAGATGCAAGCCGCGGCCGAAAGAGCTGTGGCTGACTCGTGGCGCCCAGGCGGTGTCAGCTATCGCAACGTGAATCGGAGGGGCTGATGGCGATCGAGACATTCCGTTGGCCGACCTCCAGAGGCGAGACGCCGGATATCAAGTACCGGGTGCTCGAATCGCGGTTCGGTGGCGGGTACCGGCAGGTGGTCGGCGACGGCCCCAACAACAAGGAGGACAGCTATCCGGTCACCGTGAACGGGACAAAGGCTGTGGTGCGCCAGGTCATAGACTTTCTCGACCGGCACGCCGGTGCCAAGGCCTTCCTCTGGACAACCCCGCTCGGCGACCTGGGGCTGTTCACCTGCACCGATCCCAAGCCCACACCAGTGGGCGGAGGGCGGTTCAAGGTGACCGCCACCTTCCAGCGGGCGAACCACCCGTAAGGACCATCCATGTCATTCATTCGAGACATCCAGCTCTTGGAGCCAGGTAGCGAGGTGCTGCTGTTCGAACTCGACGGTTCGGACTTCGGTGCCGATGTGCTGCGGTTCCACGGGCACTCCATCCCGCACACGCCCGAAGAGCTGGCGGCGGCCGGCGCTGACGCCGATCAACTGCCGGCAAAGTCGATCTGGTGGCAGGGCGAGGAGTACAGCGCCTGGCCCATGCAGATCGATGGCATCAGCGTGAACTCCGACGGCACTGCAGTGCGGCCCACGCTGTCGGTGGGCAATGTCAATGGCCGCATCACTGCTCTGTGCTTGGCGTTCGATGATCTGTTGGAGTTCCAACTGACATTCCGCCACACGCTGAAGCGGTACCTCGATGCCGCCAATTTTCCCGGTGGTAACCCAGAGGCCGACCCGAACGAGGAGAGCATCGAGGTCTGGTTCATCGACCAGAAGGTCTCCGAGAACGGCACGCATGTGGCCTGGGAGCTAGCCAGTCCCGGCGACGTCGGCGGCGAGACGATCGGACGGCAGATGACCCAACTCTGCCACTGGGCCATGACCAATGGCTATCGCGGGCCAAATTGCGGCTACACCGGACCGTACTACGACATGGACGGCAACCCGACCGACGATCCTGCGAAAGATCAATGCAATGGCTGTCTGGACTCGGGCTGCGTTGTGCGGTTTGGTGAGGGAAACCCAAATAGCTTCGGTGGGTTCCCAGCCGTCTCCCTTATCGCCAGGTCGTAGTAGAGTTACCAAGCGGCTAGGGTAGCTCCCGAAAAGTCGGACCCTAACCGACCTGCCGCTCCTTCCGATTAGGGTTCGTACTGTAGGGGTATGAAGATGGCCAAGCTGATTGACCTAACCGGCCAGATTTTTGGTCGGCTCGTTGTTCTAGGCAAGTTTTCGGGGGAGGCGGGCTTCAAAAGTACCTCCTCCAGATGGTGGTGTAAGTGCGAGTGCGGAGTCGAAAAAACCTACGGTTCGCAAGCGCTGCGTAACGGCCGCACCAAGTCCTGCGGTTGCTTGGATCTCGATCTCAAGGTGAAGCATGGGATGTACGGAACGCCAACCTATCGTTCATGGAACAGCATGGTGGCCAGATGCACAAATCCGCGCGCACCCAATTACCAAGACTATGGAGGGGCTGGAGTTGCCGTGCATGAGCGGTGGAGAGACTTCGCGTCGTTCTTTTCGGACATGGGGGAGCGGCCTGAGGGCACCACCCTAGATCGTATCCATGTGACCGGTGACTATGAGCCGGGTAACTGTCGTTGGGCCTCAAGCGTTGAACAGCAAAGAAACAAACGTAACAACCATATGTTGACGGCCAATGGTGAGACACGCTGCATTTCTGAATGGGCTGAAATCACTGGTATTCAGAAGGTCACGATCCGAGCAAGGATTAGAAAAGGATGGTCGCATAGTGACGCCGTGAATACTCCGCCGGAGCCAAGGCGGAAGAGATCAAATTGAATAAGGAGCCCGCAGAGATGCGGGTTTTTTTATGCGCAAGCACATACTGATAGCTATCGCGAAACACGCCTCGGATTGCTACCCAGCGGAATCCTGCGGCCTGCTCCTGGCCGTGGACCGCAAGCAGGTCTACTTCCCCTGCGCGAACGTGGCCAGCGAGCCGACCGAAGAATTCCGTATCTCCCCGGAGCAGTACGCCGAGGCGGAAGACCAGGGGAAGGTGATCGGCATCGTGCATTCGCATCCAGACGCCACCAGCCGGCCGTCACCGCGCGACCTGGCTATGTGCGAAGCCACCGGCCTGCCGTGGCACATCTTGTCCTGGCCCGAGGGTGACCTGCGGACCATCACCCCTACCGGCGACACGCCGCTGCTGGGGCGACCGTTCGTGCACGGTGCCTGGGACTGCTGGCAGGTGTGTGCCGACTGGTACAGGCGGGAATGGGGGCTGGATTTCCCTACGTATGTGCGGGAGGACGGCTGGTGGGAGAGGCCCGATGGCCCGAGCCTGTACGAGCAGACCTACGAGGCCGCCGGCTTCTACCAGGTCAGCCAGCCACAGCGCGGGGACTTGGTGGTGATGGCGGTGGGGCGTACCGCGCACCCGAACCACGCAGGCATCTACCTGGGTGCCGACGTGCAGTTGCCAGAGCGGCACCCGCAGGTCTTCGGGCCTGGACCCTTCCTGCTGCACCACCTGTACGGCAGGCCATCAGAAATCATCGTGTTCGGCGGCCCATGGCTCGACCGGACGCGCCTTGTGTTGCGTCATCGAGAGGCGATATGAAATCGAAAGCAATAAATTGTGAATTTTCAATCAGTAGTGAATCCGACGCGCGAGGTCATAAAGAATGGGCATCGAAGCGGTGGATATCCAGCGACTCGGATAGCTGTGTCGTATACGAGTCCTGGGCAAGGGCGAATTCAACTCACATAAAGTCGGTAGACGTTGCTTTGGAAGTCCATAACCAATCTGCCCATTCGAATGACGAGCACACCGATGATCAGATGCTGTCCGAGCTCCCCCTCGTCGACCAGCGGCGATGAAAAAATATCAGTCTCGTACTGCTGCCCAACTTCAGGGAGAAAAATGTGGGCTAAGTGCTGGGTAGAGTCAACCCAGCCACTTGCGGTGCGTACCCGGGTGGTACCGATCTGAGGACAGCCGATATCGGCTATCAGCTCAGGGCTTGCATAATTGTGATCGGCCCCGGTATCCACCAGCGCGTACAGGGTTTTGAAGCCAGAAATAGTTCTCGCACCATTCCCATGATCTGGATCGTATCTCAGAGAGGCATGAACTACCGGTCTCCCCGGTGGCAAGTCGCTGACACTGCCATCTGATGCCATGAATCGAATCTGAACGAAGCGAGATCCTTCTGGTACTGCGTAGCTAATCATAACGCTATCCCTTGCGGTGTGTTGGCACAACGCTACTACGGCGGCGATCCGACTGGTACTGGCTTTCCATCCACGCTGGATGGGTGGACAGGGTGGTAAATATTGCTATACCTGATCCAAGATTCACTATGGCTCAGGGAGGGCGTGCCAATGTTTAAAAAAGGGATCGCGAGTGTGCTATTGGTCATCCTGGCCGCTCTTGTGGGATGTACCAACTCGTCGCAAGTGAAGCAGGCTGGCCGTGATCACTCATCAGGTTGGAGTGATCAAATCCGAAGTTTGGCTAGCCACTCTGTGGGGCCAGCACAGCTTGCTTACAATGTCTATAAAGACGCAGATCAATTCGATGTCTCAGGCCGCTACCGTTGGGTGAGAGATTTCGAAGAGAAGAGAATGGGCTTCTTCGCATCTCTGTATAAAGAAAACGATCAGGAAAATTATATTCTCGCATTCCGCGGTACAGATTCCCTGGCCGACTTTAAAAGTGGAAATAACCCTATTTTCCAGCGACAGAATGGTTATGCGCTGGCTGTTTTTGACCAGGTGCGGGACTTATATTCTCCAAGAGAAATAACAGTTGTGGGCCATTCCTTGGGGGGCGGGATCGCAATCCACGTTTCCCTCAACAGGGCAAACGTCAAGGCATACTCCTTCAATGGTAGTCCGGTGTTTCGCTCTGATGGAGTTCCGTTTAGAAATGAGCGCTATAGCATCGTTGAACATGGCGAAGTTCTCAAAATCGGGCGTTTATTCAGTCTTGAGGCCACCCAGCTATATACCTCAGTCGGATGCACCAATGGGAAAAATCCGTTTTCTCAGCACGCTATGAAATTGCTTGCGAGTTGTTTGACCGAAATTGCCTCGTATGCGGATGATCATCCGGAGAGGGGTGAGGGACAGGCGCGCCGTCAGCCGTAACTGTGATTGAGCCATGGTAGATCCCCTCTATCATCAAGGAGGGTACTGGCTGTCCATCCGGGATGGATAAGTGGACAGGATCCGTTTAGATTTCGTGGGCCTAGGCGACACTGCTGCGGGATCCAAGCATTCTCAATTTTTCCCGCTAATCTGTGAGTACCTATTCCCTGTGTGGGCAGGTTAACGAGGAGAGTGATAATGGATGGAATGCGTAAGCACACGTTGAGCATACTGTCAGTAGCATGCTTCGGGCTTGTATCTACTACAGTGTTCGCAGAATGTCCTATGGGGTTTCAGTCTGTCGGGGTGGCGTATGCTTCTGATGACGCGGATTTTGCGGAGGCGAAAGTTGAGGCGCAGCCGGTTCTTGTCAAATTCCCCAGAGGCGTACTTTTGGACAAGAACTACGTACAGCATGGTGGGCGCTGGAATGGTGGCAGCGCCAGAGCTGTTATGACAGATGCTGATGTGCCAAATGGCTTGATGGTTATCGCATCCGGTTCAGAGGGCGGGGAGAAGGGGTGGTCTGTTTATAAACCTGAACTTAAGGTTCTGGAGGAGGCTGAAGACGGCAGGATTCTTCAGCGGGGCTATGAAATGAAGCTTTATTGCCACACTGGAAGCGGAGAGGCCGCAAAAATTGGCCGTCAAAGCTGTAGTGTGAGAGCTGAGTTCTGCGCCAAGCTTAAAAAAGCATAGAGGGTTCCTATTGGTAATTGGCCCAGCCCCGCGCTGGGCTTTTTGCATCTTCGGCAGGGCTAAAGCTGTATCCACGGAAGCCCCATTCTATACGTATAGAATGGGCTCCACCTGTGCGGCACCCTTGGTGCGCCACTCAATCGGCGACGGCCTCGGAGCGGCGGTAGAGCCTAGTGTGTATACGCATTTCCGCATTCTATACCGTATAGAATGCGGCGTTGTGTATGTGGTTCACCGCTCTCGTTACCTAGCTATGGTAGATTGCCACCATCAACAAGGAGGGTGGCATGAAGCAATATGTGGTGATTTCACTAGCGGCGGTGGTTCTGTCTGGATGTCTGGACAAAAGCGAGCAGAATGCTGCTCTGGCCACCTCCATCAACGCTATAGCGAGCATGGAGGTAAATAAGAAATCCCCTGACATGGCTGTCAAGTCATGGTGGCGATTGAAGGACGCTGGCGCTGCTATGTTCGTCGAGGCCTGCAAGAACTACGTGAGCATGCAGGGTCCGTACCTGGACAAACTGTCTGAGCTCTCCACTCCCGATATTTACAGTGACCCAAGCTGTTCTGAAACAGCCGATGCGTTTGATCGCCAGATCACGAAGGTCGATGTGCAGTCCGACACGCGAGCGGTAGTTATGGCGCAGATTCGGAATACCACTCCGCCCGAGGCAGGCGCGGAACTGACTGGTGATGATAGAAAGCGCAAGGAGGCTGGAGAGGCGTTCCAATACGTTCTTGAGAGGAGTGATTCCAAGGCTGACTGGAAAATCTCCGAGGTATCCACCAGGTCTTCTTGGGCGGGTGATTGGGACAGAATCTTCCAGAAGCCAACGCCGGTGTCCAATAGCTGGGTTTACAATGCTCAGCAGTGACCTCCGCGGCACGTTCAAGATTCAAGGATGCTACGATCCCTTCTCTACAAGGAGGGATCACATGCGAGTTTTGATTTGCGCTTTGGGGCTGGCGATGCTTGCGGGGTGCGCAACATCGCCTGTTCCGGTGAGTGAAGCGACTCCAGCACCTGCAGATAGGGTTAGCGGGTATCAGGCGCCAGTCCAGGGCGGCGGAACAATCATCGTCACCAGGGACAGCGGCTTCATCGGTGGCGGCTGCTACGCAACGGTGTTTCTCAATGGCCAGCCAGTTGCAAAGCTCGACCCTAAAGAGAAAGCCTCTTTCAGTGTTCCCGCGGGGGAGTGGACGGTTGGGGCTGCGCTGGAGGGGAAAGCACTTTGTGGGCTGAACGCTCAACGACTTGAAGCGGAAGCATTGGTCAAGTCGGGGCAGACCAAGAAATATAGAGTCTATACACCCACCGACGGAGACGTCGGCATATTGCCGACCACTTTTTAAACGACCGCCTTCGGGCGGTTTTTTATTGCCTGGAGGAAACATAGTGACAACCGCAGCGCACTACGCACCGATGACCACGATCAAGCTCTCTGGGTCGTTGGCCCAGAAGTTCGGCCGCACTCATCGTCGGCAGATCGATAGCGGGCAAAGCTGGGAGGTCTTCAAGGCGCTCCGGGCTACCCTCACTGGATTTGAGGATGAGGTGAGGCGGCTCGACAATCTGGGAATGCGGTTCGCGATCTTCCGCAACCGTAAAAACGTTGGCTTGGATGACCTGGGTCGCGGTGGCACCAGCGAAATTCGGATCGTGCCAGTTTTATCAGGCAGCAAGCGAGGCGGGATCTTGCAGACCATCGTAGGGGCTGTGTTGATCGTAGCCAGTTTCTATGGAGCCCCAACGCTTCAGGTAGGTATTGCACTGGTCGCCGGCGGCGTCATTCAAATGCTCAGTCCTCAGGCCAAAGGCCTCTCACAAAGCGCTGCCCCCGAGAACCTGCCGAGTTACGCCTTCGGCAGCGCCAAGAACACAACCGCAAGCGGCAACCCTGTCCCGATCTGCATCGGCAAGCGCCGTTGGGGTGGGGCGATTATCTCGGCCTCTATCTATGCCCAAGACAAGGTTTAGCTAGCTTAGTCACGCGGAACGCTGATAGCATTTTGCCTTATCACACTCTCGAAAGGATGCTGCAGTGTACGTATACAAAATGGTCCAAGTTCCGCCGAACGTTGAAGTTCAGGCCAAGAATCATAAAGGGAATGAGGCCGCCGCCTATCTTCAGCAGGTGGTGAATTCTCACGCCGAGGACGGCTGGGAGTTCTATCGTGTGGACACAATTGGTGTGTCTGTGCAGCCTGGTTGCTTTGACGCGATGTTTGGCAAGAAGGCGACAGTGTCAGACTACTACGTGATTTCGTTCCGCCGACCGGCATGATGAAGGCCGTGTCGTTGGAGCTAATCCGCCTCTACCAGCGGGTTGCTCCCCTTAGCCTTCGATCCGCCTGCCGGTATGAGCCCACCTGCTCCAACTACGCTTTGCTGGCTATTGAAAAGCACGGTGTGCTCCGGGGATGGAGCGCAGCGCTGAAGCGAATCTGCCGTTGTCGACCTCCAAATGGAGGGACTGATTACCCTTAGAAGAACCCGCCACGGCGGGTTTTTTGTTGCCTGGAGAAAAGCATGGGCGCAGCACTTCAACTCGAAATTGCCGGCGCAAAGGGTGGCGAGAGCAAGCCGAAATCCCCGGTCGAAGCACCGGATAGCCTTCAGTCCACGAACATCGCCAAGATGTTGATCGCGGTCGGCGAGGGTGAGTTCGAAGGCACCCCGACCGACCGGGACATCTACCTGGACAACACTCCCATCGTCGACTCAAGCGGCAACGTCAATTTTCCCGGGGTGAAGTGGGAGTGGCGCCGCGGTTCGGTTGAGCAGGACTACATCCAGGGCATCCCGGCGATCGAGAGCGAGACGACCACAAACGTCGAGCTTCGCAGCGACAACCCCTTCGTGCGCTCGTTGAGTAATACCCAGCTGTCCGCGGTGCGCGTGCGGTTCTCTTGGTCGCGCCTTGCCCAGCAGGACAGCAGCGGCAACACCAACGGCTACCGCATCGAGTACGCGATCGATGTGGCCACCGACGGTGGCTCATACGCCGAAGCTCACCGTGGCGCCGTCGACGGTAAGACCACCAGTGGCTACCAGCGGTCCGTGCGCGTGGATCTGCCGGCAGCGACGTCGGGCTGGATGTTCCGCGTCCGCCGGCTCACGCCCAACGCGAACAGCGGCACGATCGCCGACACGATGACTGTCGCCGGCTACACGGAGATCATCGACCAGAAACTCCGCTACCCGAACACTGCGTTGCTCTACATCGAGTTCGATGCACAGCAGTTCCAGAACATTCCGGCGGTTACTGTGGACTGTCGCGCGCGGCGCTGGCCAGTGCCCGCGAACTACGATCCAGAGACCAGGACCTACACCGGGATCTGGGATGGCACCTTCAAGCAGGCCTGGACCAACAACCCTGTGTGGGCGACCTACGGCCTGTGCGTCGAGGACCGATTCGGCCTGGGCAAGCGTATCCAGCCGTGGATGGTCGACAAGTGGGAGATGTACCGCATCGCCCAGTATTGCGACCAACTCGTACCCAACGGCGTCGGCGGGATGGAGCCGCGGTACCTGTGCGACATCAACCTGCAGGGCCGGACTGAGGCTTGGACGTTGCTGCGCGACTTGTCCGCCATCTACCGCGGCATGACCTACTGGGCCCAGGGCCAACTGTTCATGCAGGCCGACATGCCGCGCGCGCAGGACATCGACTACGTGTTCACTCGCGCGAACGTCATCGACGGCGACTTCGTCTATGGCGGCGCCGAGCGCACAACGCACTACAGCCGCGCCTTGGTCAGCTACGACAACCCGGCGAACAACTACGATACCGACGTCATCCCTGTCACCGACCTGGTCCTGCAGCGCCGGTACCGTGACCGGCCGATCGAGATCTCGGCCATCGGGTGCACTCGTGCGAGCGAGGCCCAGCGCCGCGGGAAGTGGGCGCTGATCAGCAACAACCAAGACCGCACCGTCACCTTCAAGACAGGCCTCGAGGGCGCCAACGTCTTGCCAGGCTACGTCATCCCGGTCGCTGACGAACTCGTTGCCGGCAGACCGAACGGCGGGCGGATCTCGGCTGCCGCGGGGCGCGTGGTCACACTCGACCGCGATACGCCGATCAAGGCCGGCGACCGGTTGATTGTGAACCTGCCGAACGGCACAGCCCAAGGTCGCACCGTCGAATCGGTGGTAGGCAGGGCCGTGACTGTGACCACCGCCTATGCACTACAGCCAGAGCCTCAGTTGCAATGGGCAATCGACTACGAGGACCTGGCGGTTCAACTGTTCCGAGTACTGAAGCGCACACGCACGACCGAAGGCCAGTTCGAGTTCACTGCATTGGAATTCAACCCGAGCAAGTTCGCGGCAATCGACACCGGTGCCAAACTCGACGAGCGCCCGATTAGTGTCATTCCCATCACTACCGTGCCGCCGCCCGCGAGCGTCTCGCTGACTTCGGACTACGCAGTGGATCAGGGCATAGCGGTCAGCACGATGACCGTCAGCTGGCCCGCGGTGGATGGAGCGGTCGCCTACGACGTCGAGTGGCGCAAGGGCAGCGGCAACTGGATTCGACTGCAGCGCACCGGCGGTACCAGCGTCGATGTCGCGGGGATATACGCCGGCGCCTACCTCGTCCGCGTGCGCGCCGTGAGCGCTTTCGACATCACTTCGATCTGGCGCAGCTCAATGCTGACGGAGTTGAAGGGTAAGGAGGGGCTTCCGCCGGCAGTCACTTCCCTGACGGCCACGCCGCTCATCTTCGGGATTTCACTGAAGTGGGGTATTCCGCCTGGTGCTGAAGACACCCAGCGGACGGAAATCTGGTACAGCCAGAGCAACAGCCTTGAGTCGGCAACGAAACTCACCGATCTGGCCTATCCGCAATCCGAGCATGTGATGCAGGGCCTTGGCGCCGGAGTGGCATTTTTCTTCTGGGCACGCCTGGTGGATAGGACTGGCAACATTGGTCCGTGGTACCCGCTGGAGAGCGGCGTGCTCGGCCAGTCCGGATCTAATGCCGGACCGATTCTTGAGTTGATCAGCGGCCAGATCACCGAAAGTGAATTGGGTCAGGAGCTGCTCACGGAGATCGAGAAAATCTCCGGCGACTTCCCCGGGTCTGTCACGGATCGGATCAACGATGCGAAGCAAGAGCTGGAGGATTTGATCACCGAACTGACCGACCCGCTTGAGTATGTTGCCACCGACGCCTATGTCATGAACGATGCGGTGCGCAGCGGCCGGCGTTTGTACATGGCAATCACGGATGTACCGGCAGCGGCTGACGGCAGCAATGCGCCGCCCAACCCTGGTTACTGGGTCGACATCGGCAGCATCGCAGAAACGGCGAACGGGCTGGCTCAGGCCGTGGCAAAGAACACCACGGACATCGAGAGTATCGACGGCGTCGTTACTGCGACCGCGGAAATGCTGCAGGCGGTGCAGTCTGCCTACCGTGATGACGATGGTGAGGGGGCGCTGAGCGATGCCTGGCGCGGCTGGGATACCCTGGCGAAGGTCTCGCAAGAGTCGCGCACGCGCACGACACAGAACGATGCTATGGCTCTTCGGGTTACTACCGTCGAAGCGAGCGTTGCTGACAACTCGGGGCGTGTACGCGCACTGGAACAAACTGTCGTCACGAACGAGCAGGCGGCAGCGTGGCGCCTGATTGACGTGAGCACGAAGGTCGGTAGCAACACGTCAAGCATCGCAACCCTTGAGAAGGCTGTCACTGACAACGAGTCATCCACTGCATCGCGATTGCAGACCGTCAACTCCCGAGTAGACACGACGAATTTGGCACTCGACAGCGAGAGGGCCGACCGTGCTGATGCTGTCGCCGGGGAGCGTGCTGCGCGCGAGGCATCGATCAGTGACGAGGCCGCGACTCGTGCGGATGCTGACCAGGCGCTCGGCACACGTATCGGGCACATGGAAGCGTCGTTCACAGTGCCGCAGGGCGAGCGTGATGACGATGGTGAGGGAGAGCTGGCAGGGGCGCTGAAGGGCTGGGAAAACACTGCGAAGATTGCGGACGAGTCGAGGGTTCGCGCATCGGCAATCGATGTTCAGGCGCGACGCTCAGAGACGCTCGAAGTGTCCTTCAACTCCGCATTGGACAAAACCAACGGTGAGGTGCTGAAGACCAATGCGTCGGTGCAGGTTACGAGTCAGGCCGTGGCCGCACTTGATAACAAAGCCAGCACTATGTGGGCGGTCAAGATGCAGATCAATGCTCAGGGCCAGTTCGTTGCCGCCGGCATTGGCCTCGGCATCGAGAACGGGCCTGCCGGATTGCAGAGTCAGTTCCTTGTGCAGGCAGATCGGTTCGCTGTGGTGAATGGCATTGATGGCGTGCTTGCCTCTCCCTTCGCGGTTCAAGGCGGTCAAGTGTTCATGAACCAGGCATTCATCGCCGACGGCACGATCACAAACGCCAAGATCGGCAGCTACATCAGCTCGACGAATTACGTCGCTGGCCAGCTTGGCTGGATTCTTTCGAAGGATGGGACATTCGAAATCAATGGTGCCATCGCAGGGCAGGGGCGCTTGCTGATCAACAATCAGCGTCTGCGCATCTTTCATGCGAATGGCAATCTGGCGATCGACTTGGGAATCAGCGTATGAGCACAGGCCTCAAGGTCTACGACCCGAACGGCCTGACGCTACTGGACATGACCAGCAGTGTCAGTCAAATGATCGGGTACGTGGACACTGGAGCTGGCAACGGGTCGCTCTCGATCCCCCTGGCGCCGGCTGGCAAGACGCTGTTCTACGCCATCACCGAGCTATCGGCACAAAACAAGTACCTGGGCAAACGCCCGGGGGTGACCCTCACCGTCGGAGCTTCAGTTGCGACCCTGTCCTGGCAGTACTCCTACGCCGGCGGCTGGGGCTTCTACTCGCTCAACTGTCGAATCCACTATGGATACTACTGATGTCGGCTGCTCTCAAGGTATATAAGGAAGACGGCTCTCTCTTATTTGATACGGAAAAAATCACATACGGCTTATTAAAAAGCGGTTACCTGATTTATCAATTAAGTTGGCCGAGGCTCAGCTATCGTTCAGCACAACTTCCGCCGAATGATCCAGGCAGTTATGCAGAATCATCAACAGTAGATGCGATTCACGGTTTCAGCGTTGCCGGTGCGGTTGCGCCGATTGTCTTCATTTCAGGTTCTGGCATTTCCTGCGGCTCATCAAAAGAAGGCGATATAACGACCTTCTATTTTATTGGTGCAAGCCCATCAACAAAGTACTTCTATTTCGATACGATGCGAAATGTTCTAAGCGGTGCCGGACTGAAGTGTTACAGCGAGTCGGGGAGTCTTACATTCAACTCCCTGCAGTGCCCTTTGAATATTGTTGCGAGGGTCGCTGCACCGCCGCCGCCACCGCCGAACATCATCGGTGGGTATGCGAGCTACGTGGTTCCTTTTGCAGGGGCTACGAGGTTAGCTACACGCTTCATTGATTCTGGCCTCTACTATTGCGTTTCGCGAGTATTCATCCCTGTCGGAATGGGCGAGTTCGCAACCTCAACAACATTTTCGAGAAGTTTCGGACAAGGCTTCATGGGCTCCATGAGTGTGCCTGGCCCCGGGGTGTTTCCGGCGGGAGCCATGCAGCAGGCGCATATGGACGGCGCATACGGTGCCAGCGGTGGAATTTATTTCATGTCGTGCGACGCAGCGCGAACAACGATGTTCTGGGGAACGCAAGCACCTTACATGTCTAATAGCTACTTCAATATCCCGACTGATAAGTATCCAGAAGCTCTAGTTATCAGAGTCGATAATCTACCATTCCCATTCAACTAAAGGACCATGCTATGGCTTGGTATCGAGCAAATAGCGTCTCAGCAACAAACGGGTCTGTGACAATCACGGGCGCCAATACGAATTTTTCTGCAAACGCGCGGGTCGGTGATGCCTTTCTTGGTCCCGATGGGCGCTGGTATGAAGTAACCAACATTGCAAGCGCAACAGTGCTTTCGATTCTCCCCGCATATCTTGGTGCCACTACTTCGGGCGGCTCCTATGCAATCGCGCCGGTGCAAGGGTATACGAAGACGCTCGCAGACAAATTCAGCGACATTGCAAATCAGTGGGGCTCGACCCTTGCCGGACTCGGCTCCGTTTCGACAGAGAACGTTGTGCCGATCGCCAAAGGCGGGACCGGTGGCACGAGCCAGGCTTCAGCTCGCACTGGACTCGGCTTGAAGACTGCCGCGACGGCTGACATCGTCGGCACTGTGAGCATGAATAGTGGGGTCCCGGCAGGGGCAGTCTTCGAGCGCGGCAGCAATGCGAACGGCGACTATGTCAAATTCGCCGACGGCTCGATGATCTGTTTTCTGAACATCAGTGTGACAGATCAAGCGATCAACTCGCAGTACACGGCAGGCGTGTATCAGGGGACTCGGGCGTGGTTCTACCCAGTGTCGTTTGCGGTGCCCCCGACGGTGACCCCCGGAGCGTTTACGTGGGCTGGCGCAGCGAACTGGTCGGGGCTTGCTTCAGTACCGAGCACGGTCTCCGTTTTGTTGCGTGGGTTCGATGCTGTTGCGCGTGCCGCAGGGACCCCAGTACAGATTTCCGCAGTCGCGGTCGGGAGGTGGGCAGCATGATCATCAAGCTTTCTCCGGTGCGCTCCGACGCATCGCTTTCTGTCGTCCGAGCGGGCGACACACTCGAAATCAACGGCATCGTATTCGACTTCTCCCGGCTCCCTGACGGCGCAACGCTGCCGGCCGCCGCCGTGGGAAGCACTGAGGTTCTCGACCCGATCGAGCGGGTGAGCGGAAAAATCGTGGTCACGATCCGACTGCCACACGCTGCTGACGCCGATCGATCGTCTCGCTTCCCGGCCGACATCATCGACCCCATGGACGGTCAGGTGCGACTGCCGGGAATTGAGCTCAGCGGCGCGCAGCCGTCAGTGGCGGGCGTGATCGACTGGTCGCAAGTCGTCACGGCCGAGCAGAAGACCCAGGCCGCTGCCGAGCAGTTGCTCTCCATTGCCGCCGCCGAGATCACGCAGCGGCGTGGGATTGCAGACGCGGCGATCGTGCCGCTGCAGGATGCTATCGACCTCGACGAAGCGACCGAAGCCGAGCTCGCGCTGCTGAAAGAGTGGAAACGCTACCGCGTTGCACTCAACCGCTTGCCTGAACAGCCTGGCTATCCCGCGACGATCGACTGGCCCGTGCCTCCGACCTGATCCGCACCGAACCCACCGACCGCCGCCTGGCGGTATTTTTTTGCCTGGAGAAAACCCGATGCGTACATCGCAACGCGGCTTGAGCCTGATCAAGTCGTTCGAAGGCCTGCGCCTGCAGGCGTACCAAGATTCCGCTGGCGTCTGGACGATCGGCTACGGGGCGACCCGTGGCGTGAAGGCCGGCATGTCGATCACCAGAGAGCAGGCTGAGCGCATGCTGCTGAACGACGTGCAGCGCTTCGAGCCGGAAGTGCAGCGCCTGGTCACGGTGCCGCTGAGCAGCAACCAGTGGGACGCCCTGATCTGCTTTACCTACAACCTGGGCTCCGCGAATCTGGAGTCTTCGACGCTCCGTCGACTGCTCAACGATGGTGACTATACCGGTGCCGCCGAGCAGTTCCCGCGCTGGAACAAGGCCTCCGGCAAGGTTCTGCCGGGCCTAGTGCGGCGCCGTGCTGCCGAGCGCGAGTTGTTCCTGGAGGCAGCATGATCACCGGACGAACCGCTGCAGCTGCGGTCACGCTGCTAGCCGTGTTGGCCTCGTACTGGGGCGTCTACGAACACGGCCGCCGGGTCGAGCGCGCCGACGCCCTGGCGGCATCGGCCAAGCGAGACAGTGGTGATCGACTGTCGGAGGTGATTGGCGAACGCAGCGCCAGGCAGGAAGAACAACGACGCGCGAAGGCGCAGGAGGAGGCGAGAGCCCATGCACACGAACAACAACAGGTGGCTGCTGCTGGCGCTGCTGCAGCTGACGCTGCTGGCCAGCGGCTGCAGCACGACGCCGCCCAGCTCGCCGCCTCCGTCAGCTGCCCCGGCCCGGATACCGCCGCTGTCGCCCGAGGCGCATCAGCCACCCGCGCCGCCATGGTGCTCTCCGACCTGCTCGACCGGTCTGTCGCAACAAATCGAGAGCTGGCGAAAGCGTATGACGCGGCCCGAATAGCGGGACTTGCGTGCGAAGCCAGCTACGACTCGCTGGGTAGCGGGGAGATCAGCTCAGCGCCTTGATTGCGCACGTTTCCGACAGCCGTGCTGACGCGATACCACTCGAAGGCATCGGGACCTTCGCCGAGGTTGAGCGCCAGTTGCTCGGCCTGTTCTTTTGGAAGAGCAGAATCAAGCCACTGCCGTGCCAGCCCGGACGAGAGAACAACTGGGCGCCGGTCGTGCACATCAACCATGCCGCCTTTGGCATCGGCGGTGATGATCACGAACCCGTCGTGCTCGCTGCCCGCGTATTGGCCGATGGCGGCGCACAGTGAGGGTTGGCCGTCCCGGCGCCGGATGTAGTAGGGCTGCTTCTTCTGTCCGCCATCGGCCACCCACTCATACCACCCATCGACCGGAACAATCGCTCGATGAGGCCAGATCGCGCGGAAGAATGCCCCGTGTGCCACCTTCTCGACGCGCGCATTAATTGGCGCGGCTCGATCAGTTGCCCAGTGCGGGCGCCAACCCCACTTCACCATATCGACCAGTAGCCCGCCATCATCGACACGAAGCAGTGCAACCGGCGTGCTCGGTGCAACGTTGTAGCCCTCCAGTTGCTGGTCGCCGACGTTATTCTGCAGGGCGCCGGGCATACTGAGTGCAGCGACGAAGTCGTGTATCCCACGGTACTGCGCCAGTCTTCCGCACATGTGAAATACCTCCGACAGAATTGTCAGCTTAGCGCCTGCTCATGGCATCAAGCTGCCTTTCCAGGCTTCTGACCCTTGCGTTCTGTTCCAGCAATCGCTTTTCAAGGCGCTCGTTTTCCTCGCGGAAGTCGATGAGAAGGTTCTCGGCTTTGGCGTTGGCTCTGATCGCTGCATCGCGCCGCCTCTCTGCGTTGTCCAGCATGTGCACAAGACGTTCGATGTCTGCGCGCGCCTTGGTGAGAGCATCAGCGGTCTGCTCATATTCGGCCTGCATGAGCAGGTTCTGCTGCTCGAGCATTTCAATGCGTGTTGGCATTCCGAGTTCGAAGCCGGTGGTGTCGATGTCGCGGTTGTCGCTCATGGTTCTGCTCATTATCTGTATGTGTATACAGTATTTCTATGCACAGAAGACGGCCAGCTCCAAGCGACGAGGTGTAGTTGTGGAGGGGGGGGTATCCTGGTCGGCAGAACGCCGGGGGAGGGAGGCGATTAAGGAGATAGCGCGGCGCCTATGCATAATCGGCATGAGTCTTCATAGGGAGTGGCCGGACCATTTCCCGAACCAAGTAGTGCGTATCAGTGGGTAGTCAGAAGGGATTATGCCCAGCAAAATCAACACATCCCCACCCGCTAAACCCCATGACAAAGCGCATGGTGATGTTAGCGGTAGAAATCAAAGTGCTTGTCCTGCGGGGGTTCCAGAGGTGTATTTAGGCCCTCTCGTCCGTTTTGGGCCAATTTTGGGCCAATTCGACTCGGGGCGGCAGCTTCTCCAGCTCCCTCCAATCCGAGGAGGAGCTGATCCATTTCGCGTAGGTAGAGAGCAACATCTCCACGCTGTGGCCAGGCTGATTCGCGATGAACGTGGGGTTCATCCCAGCCATGAGGCACATGGTTGCGTAGGTGTGGCGGGTGTCGTACTGCCGGCGTTCACGGATGTTCAGCGCCTTGGGCGCCGATTTTAAGGGGCGGATTGTAACACTTGGCTCGTTGATCCACAGCCCACCTTTGCCCGGTTGGAGTGCCCAGCCTGGATACCGCTGGACTGCGACAGCCACGAACGTTTCCAGCTCATGATGCCCCTTGCTCATGACGAGTAGGTGTCTTCACCAACGCTCTGCACGTCGGTCGGGCGCTGTTTTGCAGGCATGCGGATTCCTTGGCCGGGGCGGGGACGGTGGAAGACGACTATTAGGTGCTAGTGTGGTGTTTCGCAAGTAACACTCATATTTTTCAGCCTAGCGCCTCAGCTGCACGACCGACGCTCGCCAAGATGTCATCGGCCTTTCGGTTCCAGTGAAAGGGGCGAGGGTTGGCGATGTGAGTGGACAGGTAGTACTCAATAGACTCCTCCAGATCCTTCACGCTGGTATGTGCCTGACGCTTGATCCACTTCTCGCTCCGTGTCGAGAAGAAGCGCTCCACCAGATTCAACCAGGATGCCGAAGTAGGTGTGAAATGCACCTGGTAGCGCGGATGCGCTGCCAACCACGCTTTCACTTTGTCGGTCTAATGCGTCGGCATTCCAGGGTGCGCCTGGTGCAGTCGAGCAGGTCAGCCATTCGTTGTTCGGTAACCTTGTCGACGTCACTGTGTGCTGGTCGGTTTCCATGGGGGATATCTACGCCGCTGGTGGTGGCTGTTATGGATAACTGTCTTTCAGATGAGTAACCTGATGCCTTTTGCTATCAGGCTAGGGAAATGCGAAAAATGCTTGGGATGTTCAGGGTGCTTGTAGTCGTGGTGCTGGGCCTGATTGCAGTAGGCTGCAAAAGCCAGCAGGTTGGTTACGAACCGAGTGGCTTGAGCTTCAACGACCGCGCTCAGGCGATTGAAGTAATTGAGCAGGGTTTTTTTGAGGACTACAGTAAAAAGGCAAGGCCGCAGTCTGTTCTAGTCACAGATAAGGTAATTATCTTGTCCGATGGCATCATTTCTGAGGGAGCCGCATTCGGTTCTGCTGTTCCTATCGGCGCTGGTGCACTTGCTGTAGGAAGCAGCAAAACCGTCACTCGGGACGCCGCTCGACGTATATATCTGAACTCGATTGGCTCCATTCCCATTTTCAAAAGCCGTACCAGAAGTAGCCGATATGCTGTGATCATTCGTGGCCAAGATGGTCAAGAGCTCGGTTCGATCAGAACAACTAGTCTTGAAAGAGCGAAACGGTTTGCTGATGCGGTTGTGTTTGTGAAGTCTTCGAGGCAATAGCTCTGCATGTCAGCGGGTTTGGGTTGTGAGGGGGTAGGCCTAACAATAAAACATTGACGTCAAAGAATACGGCTTGATAATACTTGGCAGAATATCTATATATTTGCTCAACCTAAATGACACGGATGTTGAGTATGTTCATTTCAAGTTATTCTCTGCTCCAGGTGCTCCGGGCTGGTCCCATGAAGAGGCTGGGCATGGCAGTGACCGGCAGTCTGCTGATCTCAGGTCTTGTTGCCTGCTCAGGTGATCAGCAGGTGCACCGCGTAGATAGGTCTTCATCGGATACATTTTTCCTCAGTGAAATCAAGACCGGAGGCACACCCGCTAAGCTCGCTGACGACAATCGAAAGCTCCTTGAAGACAAGCTCAATGAAGTACTGGAGTTCTGTCTTCCACGTCTTTCGGGGTTTGAAAAGCAATCGGCAGCGCAAGCCAGGCAAGCGTATTGGTTGTCTATGAGCGGGCTGGTCGCGGGCTCCGTTTTTGTGCCTGTACTTGCTGCTGCAAGTCCGACTAGCAACGCAGCTGCAATCGCCGGACTTGGAGGCTGGGCAGGGGCTACCAATTTCGCCGGAGAATCACTCAAGACATCCGGCCTCAGCGGAACTACCATCGCCGAGACGCGAAATAAAATGATTCGGAAGGTTGAGAGCGCAATTGCAGTGGCGACTGATGGTCGTAAATCATTTGATCAGCGTCGTGACGCATTGATGGATGCCAGGACCGCTTGCATCATCTATGAGATTGCTGTGCCTACTGTTTCTCAGGAGAAGAAATGATGGTTGCACACCACTGTCTTTACTTCATTGTCGAGGCGGATCACAGCTGACGCATCGTGACGTTCTACAACCAGGACCGACTGCGCTCGACCCTGGGCTATCTGCCGCCCAACCAGTACGAGCGGCAGATAGCCTGCGTACGTCAAGCTCCTCAGCTGGTCGGCCTGAACCCTTAGTCTGCGGCGTGACCAGTGCGGCCTGGCGTAATTGCCTGATGGAGTCGTTCCGCGACGAAGATGGCTCCAGCGGTAGTCAGGTGGCCATAGTCCCAGGTAGTCAACGTGGTCGCATCGTCAGTGGTGTGGGTAAGGCATCCCTCGGTATTGCAGAGAATATCGAGAAGGGAAACGAACGCCGCTTTCGAGTTTGAGTAGGCATTCGTGAATTCGCTTTCGATCTTCGGGATGTCCGGGTTCAGGTTGCTGGCAAGCCTGCGCGGTATCTGATGCTGTGGAAAGTCGCTTTTCCATGCCTGGTAGACATGTTTGGGGAGCGAATCCAGCCACACTGGAGCAGGACCAAGGAGCACGATGTTGGTAATTCCAGCCGCTGATACCTCATCGATGGTACGCATGAGTCTGGCCTGATCGGCGGATCCGGCCGACCAGTCAGCCCCATAGCGGCCCCACGCCCCGAACAGGACAACGGTGCGAGGTTTCACGCTGCGAAGCTTGGCGAGGATGTACCTGTTGCTCTCCTGACAAATGCTGTCGCCAAAATCCAGGATCGGCGGGCATGAGCTTCTTGTCGTCTGAAGAATTGCCTCGGATCGCCCCATCTCGGCCGCGATCCCCGGATACAGCCGTGCAGCATGAGAATCACCCCACAGCAGTACGCCTTCACCCGGGCTGTTTCCAGATAGGCATTCAGCGGCGAAGCCATCATACGGATCGGTTGCGCTGAGCCAGCATTGAGGGTACCGGGCATCGGTCACAAACTCGTACTTGAAATCTGCGATTGCCCGGATTTCCGCTGGGAAGCGAGACGGAATTCCATCTGATCTGAATGTCGCATAACCGCAGATACCTACTCCCACCAGTGCAAACGACAGGAGAGCGACAGAGGCGCGGATATTCAGCTTGCTGCGTATTGGCCTTTCGACGAAACGGTAAGTCAGCCACGCCAGTAGCACGCCGATGAGAACCGCGGCGATTCTCACAAATGCACTCGGCGTATCGCTGTACATCATCCTGGCGAACGTCAGGAGTGGCCAATGCCACAGGTAAAGCGGGAAACTGATAAGGCCGAAAAAGACCATTATCCTACTGGACAGAACTGTCTTGTTAAGCCAGGCAAATGGCCCGGCGGCGATAACAAGTGCTGCACCAACGGTTGGAAGGATCGCCCACCAACCGGGAAACTCATTGTTTTTTGTAGTCCGAACAAGGGCCGTTGCGACAAGTGCCATTCCAAGCACGGACAATAAGTTTCGAACTGCAGGACCGCTTGATTCTCGCCAGCGCGGAAAGAGTCGTTGCTGATTCAGTGTTGCATAGGCAAGCAGAGAACCGATCAGCAGTTCCCAAAATCGGGTTTGCGGCGAATAGAACGTCGCGATCTGGTTGGTTTTCACACCAATGATATTGAGGGTGAAGGAGATGCCGCCGATCAGAGCAATCAGGATCAATATGTTGACCCTGCTCTTCCAGGCAGCCCATACGAGGAGTGGCCAAACAAGGTAGAACTGCTCTTCGATTCCGAGTGACCACAGGTGCAGGAGCGGTTTTGTCTCGGCACTGTTGTCGAAATAGCCGGATTCACCCAGCAGCAGGAAGTTGGATACGAATGCAGATCCCCCCGCTATGTGTTTGCCCAGTTGCGAGTACTCGTCGACCATAAGGCTGAACCAGCCGAAAGCCCAAGTGGCACTGAGCATGAGCAAGAGTGCCGGGAAGATTCGATTGACTCGTCGGCCGTAGAATTCCAGGAAACTGAAGCGGTTCTTTTCCAAACTGCCGAAGATGATGCTGGAGATTAAATAACCGGAAATAACGAAGAATACGTCGACGCCTACAAACCCGCCTTGAATCAAGGAGGGAAAGGCATGGAAGGTGACCACGGACAAGACGGCCAATGCGCGTAGCCCATCAATGTCTGCGCGGTACTTCGGATGGCTCAGGTGCTTATCGAGCGCAGGTAGCGTCGACGTGGATAAATAGGTCAT